TGAGTAGTACCGCACTCGCTATGCCAGCTTTTCATCTGCAGGATTTGGGGGTGATCCAATACATGGCTGGCAACCGCACGCAGACGTTGCTGGGCATCTGCAGCAATTGGCAACCCGTTGGCGCCGTTCAGAATGGCGCCGTTCAGAATGGCGCCGTGCAGAATGGCGCCGCGCAGAATGGCGTAGCTCAGATTGGCGCCGCGCAGATTGGCGCCGTTCAGAATGGCGTGGCTCAGATTGGCGCCGCTCAGATTGGCGCCGCGCAGAATGGCGTAGCTCAGATTGGCGCCGCGCAGATTGGCGCCGTTCAGAATGGCGTGGCTCAGATTGGCGCCGCTCAGATTGGCGCCGCGCAGAATGGCGTAGCTCAGATTGGCGCCGCTCAGAATGGCGCCGTTCAGAATGGCGCCGCGCAGATTAGCGCCGCGCAGATTGGCGCCGTTCAGATTAGCGCCGTGCAGATTGGCGCCGTGCAGATTGGCGCCGCGCAGATTGGCGTAGCTCAGATTGGCGCGGACGCCAGCAGGATCGCCGGCAAGCCATAGCGTGTGCAGGCGAAGCGTCTCGCTGATGTTGACTGTTTGGCTGTCAGTCATGGACGTGTCTCTGTGGTGAGTGGGTCCTGAGATTCGTTCCAGAGATTGACACCTGGCTGGTCCACCGCGCCGTTGTTGCGGATGTCGGCCCAGCTCCAGGATTCGGCGCCATCGACGTGCAGCTGAAACTGGATCTCGCCGGTTGGTAGCTCAGGATGCTCGGTGTCGCGCAGGATGCGCTGAACAGCGTCAGCGATTTCGCGTTTTTGGCGGACTGAAAACATGGTGTCTCCGTAATGATGTGGTGAGTGATCAAGCGGCCAACAACCGCCGAACCGTGGTGCGCGAACACCCCAGTCGATCAGCGATGCGCTGCTGTGTCCAGCCGTTGCGGCGCCACCGCCGCGCCCTGCATAGAGAGGATGCGGCAGACTATTGATGGCTTCCATGTCCAGTAAATCAGCCACGGTCGTAGTCTTCCTGCTTAATAGGCAAAGTCAGATAACGCAGAAAAGGAATTGATCCAGCCCAAGCAGAATCAAAATCCCTCAACACTTTGTTTGTAATCCAGTGATTTCCGCCCCATCCATCACAACCAGTTCCGCCGGTATTCCCCCAGAACCATCGCCCAAGGAAGCCACCTTCACTGGTTATGCGGAAGAAGTGATTGCTCATGCCGCCCCCTGAAGTACCTGCCAACTGTAGCACCGTTGGGCCCAAGCGGCAAGACACAGAACAGGGAGAGTATGGAGATGGGGCGAGGAGTAACAGCTCGGTTAAACCAATAGACCAGCAATAAAACTTCTGTCAGCCTCCAGACTTTGCTGATTTCTCAGCACGGTGCCCTTAAAACCATCCATGAGCCAAATATTATGCCCTTTGTCCCATACCTCTTTCAGCCCAGAAACATTAGAAAGTAATGGCCAGGAGTGATCTGTGTCAAAAATAATGGGTTTGCCAACTTTGTCGAATTGCCCATTCCTTAAAGCAGTGAACGTGGGACCATACCAGTCAGCCCCGGTTGTTTTCATCCAAACCAGTTCGTTCCGCCCCTTTGTGGCCCTGATACCACTGGCATAAGAAACCCCAATAGGTTTATCGGACCACTTCTTGACCCACTTGACAACCGCAGGCTGAAACCATTTCACGGAGTCAGCGGGCAGCTCATTGCCTACCTCGTAAATCACGTTGCCATAGCTTTCAAGTGTTTTTACCACTTGCTTTACGTGTGCTCGCTGATATTGGTTCCACTTTCCCTTGGTATGCACTTGATCGTAAGACTTGGGCCCCATACCATTAAATGGATGCCTTTCCCACGCCCCCTCAAATATCCTTTCAATCGAGTTCTCGAACAAGGTAACACCTACTATAATATCTTTCTTTTTTGCTTTCTCGACGAACGCTTCAAGATTTCTGTAAAACGATCTGTTCGACAGGCCATTTTTTTTCCATGGCCCATCTTGTATTTTTGCGACACCAGGAGTATTGCTGCCCCACTGCGACTGAGAGAAAATTGCCCCACCCGTTTCTACGGTCCAGGCTCTTGTAAAGTTACCCGTGATCCTGTCAATTCCTATTTTTTCGCCCCCGATCCTCTGAATCGTGTTCCAGGTGTGATTACCTGCAAGCCTGATTCTCTTACCATTTTTGTAAAAATTTTTGCCCTTAATGGTGATAGTCACGGTGGCATGGATGTAGACAGTTTCACAAGTATTGTATCTTGACTTGTCGAGTTGACAAGCTGCATTAAATACTCAGTCTTGCATCCTCAGGAAGCGAATTTGTTTCGCGACTGCCAGATTCCCCTCTCTCTTGAATTTGTAAACACACTCCCCCTCAGCAGCAAGAAGCTCAAAGAATCTTCCACTAAAACGCATACCATGAATTAAATAAGTGTCAGTTAGTATGTCGTAATGATTTTGCCTTGTTAGCGCCCAGCCAAGCATTTGAACTGGAAACAAAATAAATCTAATACATCGAGCCCACCAGGGAAGAATCATCCCCTCTGGCAAAGAAAAGAAATCACAGATTTGATGAAAGGCTTTTACTCTGAACCTGAAGAAAAAATCTTTTTTCATTTGAAATTACTAGAGTCTGAGTAACCATCAAAAAGCACAGGCGGTTTTTCAGCCAAAAGCGTGGCACATTGATTTTGCAAAAGCCTAATCTCATGCAAAAGAACGTGGACTGTTGCAAGCTGGTCAAGACCAGCTCGAACACAACGATTGGCAAGGGGCGAGGTTGAGTAAAACTCTCCAGCGTCTTCTGCTGTAAAACGAGGTGAATTTTTCATCTGTCGAATAAAGCTGATTTAATAACTGACAGACACTCGGGACAGGGAACCAATCGACCTTGGTCCTCTGTCGAGTAAGCAGCGTGATCTATGTCTTGAAAGCACCAATCGAAGCTGGATAGCCTTTGCCCACACCAGGAGGTTTTCTGCCTATCGGCGTGCGTGTGCTGAATGCACTTGATGTACTCAGGCCTGTTATTCATGGCTTTGAAAGCGCTTGATGTCTTCAATGGCTGTGAACTCGGTTTGACTCATCCGCCCCTGCAGCATGTCGGATGCCAAGTAAACCATTTCGTTCCACTCACAAAAACGTTTATCGATGTTATTTTCTTTCATCCAGTGCGTAAAAGCCCAGACGTGACCGAAATAGGGCTTTCCCTCGCCTGAGGACATCTCTATCTCATCAAGAGTTGGTTTGTATTTTTCGATGAATTGTTTTGACAGTAGCTCTCGCCTTGCCCTCCGCAGTTCGTCAGCCACAATCTGATAGCCATTGATCTGATTGATAGCAGACTTGATCTCGGCGTCAATCCTTTCAAGTTCACTCATTACTTCGCCCAGGCGAATGGAATATCGTCCTTGGGTGTATTTTGAGAATCCTCCTCCTGAGTTGGAAGATCCTGCCATTCCGCACCGCGTTCACCGTATCCTTCCGTCCACGTAAAAAGCCCCTGCAATACATATTCACTCTCGCCCCCTTCGTATTTTCTGTGAATTAGGCGATAGGCGGAAGGAACATTTGATCCGATACGTGGCTGGGCCAAGGTAGCAAAAATAAATTGCGGTTCGCTCATTTTACTGCCTCCACGCAGTAAGCGCCATTGCTCCAGGCAATAGCAGAAATTCGCTTGACATGGATCTCTGCATCTTCGCCAGGCCTTGGTGGCATACTAGATCCCTCGTTGTGCCACCATTCTTCAAACAATTCCATAACTTCTTTTTGTGTTTTCAATGGTTTCATTTGTGCATGACTCCCGTAAGAAAGGCCGCTAGCAGAAATCCAGTAACAAAGCCCAGCATCATTCCAGTTGCAGTGGTTTGAACTGATTGACAAACAGCAAATGCCTGAGTGATCATCTCTTTGCCTCGTGAAACATTTCCATCAAATGTAAAAGATTTCTTTTTTGGATCTCGGTGAGGATACTTTCGTAAATGGGATAAACATCAGAGACATCTGATTCCTGCAACGCCAGCCAGTCCTGATCAGCAAGCCAGTCAGCGATTTCACCAATAAAGCCAGGGGGCGGAGAAGTATCAAGAAGATCCCTGTGCTTTTTCCTGAGAAAAGCTTCAACGTTGAGAAGATGAAAGTCGCCCATTCTTGAGATTGGAATCGATCGCCCATCTTTGGTTTTCCAGACGGGTTCTTCGATTGCGGTTTTTGTTAAGCTTTCCATGTGATGGCATAAAACGAAAATCAAAGTCGATCAGAGTGCATTTCACGTCAGCGATACTGCAGAAACTCGGGCTCAATCATTCCATCTCGCTGATTGATATACTGCCACGCCTCATTCCACGTAGAGCAGGGGCGAACGCAGGACTGCCACCATTTACGTGCCAGAGAACGACGCCCTGAACGAAGCATCTTGCTCCAGTCAAGCTGCAAAAAACGCAGGCGATTGATCAGTGAATCAATTGGGGACGTGGAAGACGTGATGATTTTTGTTCTGCGAATGTTGGTGGCTCCGGTGTACGTTTTGCCAGAAGGAAGAACCGTCATAAAAGAAGGGCGATGAAACGATGTGCCGGATAGGCTCCGGCGGGCCGTGAAACAGATCAGACAGCCTCAAGAGCGGCCAGTTGCAGCTTCAGCTGATCAAGCGAAGCCGACTGCAAACCTTCTTGCTCCTTGGCTTCAATCGCCTCCATGATCTTCTGCCGCTTGGTGGCACGCTCAGCAGCGTCAGAGGCCTTCTGGGCTTCCTCCTGGCGCACGGCGATCACGGTCTTCAGCAGCTCCAGTATGGCCCTCAGCGTGTCCCTCCGGGGGTTCCTGGAGGTCTCCACGAAGCTCTCCTCCTCCAGGGACTTCAGCTCGCGGTTCACTTCGATGGCGATGTTGTTGACACTAAAACCGCTGCGAGAAGTGAGAGGAATGTCCCAAAGCTGTTCAATGGTCAGTTCGCCTCGCTCAGAGGGGAAGCGAAACTTTTTGCGAGAGGCGAGAAGAAACAGATTGACTTCGGACATGGTGCGTAAAAGTGATGTGTGTTTGAGAATGATGGTCAGAACTTGATTGTAAACGGTCGCCCATCCGCAATCACGTTCACGGAGTCAGAACGAGTAGAAGAAAAGCCAACACCAGAGAGTTGATTGTTACTCGGCTGGCACTTGGTTTTGTTGCCAAGCACCTCGAACACTCTGCGATGCCGCTCAAGTGAACTCATTAGAAATTCATTGAAAATCCCCCTTGCAGGCTCTGGATTAAGGCACTTGTCGAGAATGAAGAAGTAGTGCCGGTTGCCCGTCTTGCTTGAATTCTCCCAGTGATTGGGGGAGAGCATCAGGACATTGACCTTCGTTGGCGTGTTAGTTTTCACGCCCCACTTCTCCCGTGCAATTGCTGCACTTCCACTAAGTTTACCATGGGTCTTGATTTCTGCAAGCTCCCCGTCCTCAACGATAAGTGTCAGGCAGTGAACCCCAGGATGCCCCTGACCAGGCATGGGCGAGGCGTCGCAAGAGAATTCATGGATGCTGCCAGCAAATTCAACCTGAAGCTGAAAACCTGGATCAGCGGTTTCACGGCGACAGAAGTTGTTGACGTAAATCTTGTATTCGCCATCAGTAATCTGAATCCAGCTCAGATTTTCGACAGGTTCCCGTGAACGACCAAAGCCAGCGTTCATGTCAACATCAAGAATACCTCTTGTAGCGCCGTAGTAAATATGGGTTCCGCGAGGATCAATGCAATGAATGTCAAGATCGTCGTAGTTGAACCACGCTAGGGAGCAGCGAAACAGTGCATTGATGTTGCCACCAGCAGTTTTCACGCGCTCTTTAATCGAGTCAGCGACATCACCGTCATAAGACCAACCAAAAGCGTTGTCCCACTTAAACAGTGAGGGCGAGTCAGGAATAGCCGGGGCAGTAATACTTGCAAAGTTATTTAGGTGACGGTTTTCAAGAACTAGCTCGATGCGCTTGCTACGCATTGCGATGAACTGCTCAATCCCAATCTCCTCGCCCTTGCGTGTAGAAGCGGTGGGACGCACCTCTTCCATCAAGAGATCGGTCAGGCCGCCCTTTGCCTTGCCCCGCACATCGTTGTCGATGAAGATAATGTCATTGACACTGATGTCTTCAATCGAAGCGAAGCGACGGCTGATTGAATCCTCCAGGTCAAGGCGCTTGAGTGTTGCAACAGCATCTTCGATCATGCGGGGCGTGATCAAAGCTTTGGGGCGCTTGTAGTTTGCTGGGGCAACCTTACTTTCAAAGCTTTTGATAGCTTTCTCTTGTTCCACCCCCTCAGAAAGGTCAACAGCAAGTGTGCCGATCACCGTGTTCTTGAAGCGAGCAGCGGGGTTGCCAACATGCTCCCAGGCGTAAAGCTCTTTGTTTTCCGCCCTTTCGTGACCTCGCTTAAGGGAACGGAACTCGGCGACGGACTTGCGATGCTCTTCGCCCCGATAGATTTGGTTGTCATCGATCAGAGTGATAATCTCATCGAGATCAGAAGACTTGATGATTTCAAGCCCCCGCTTAAATACATCGTAAACCGAGTTGATCTTGCCAATATCCTCGCCCGGCGAACGAGAGATGCAGCGACTGGGAGTATTGCCGTAGAAGTGATACCAAGTAATCGCAGCATGAGAATCAAAGTTTTTCTCGTGCCCGAAGTTTATTTCTTTGGTACGGAAAACAGAAAGAATAGGGCTGCTTCGCACAATGCGATCCACCTCCTCTGCAACAGTGGCGTAGGTGTCGGAGATACCAGTCAGCCCCTGCCAGACCGTGTAGATCTGACCGTCCTTGATTGCGATGATCGCCCCTAGATTGCGAATGAACTGCTTGCAACACTGGCAGTCGTGTTCACTGCGCTCGCGAAAGATAGGGTTAGTGCCCTCGGGGAAAGCGTTCAGATAGTAATCAAAGATTTCGGGGCAATCAACTTTATAGAACTCGGCAAAGCTGCCCTTGAGTTGTTGGAGCCGCTGGTTGACGGCAATGGCAAACTCTCGGAAGCCACCAGCAACGGGCATGGCGGAAACAGAAGACGTGGGGCGGTCGATGGAGACTGTCATTTGATTGGTTGATTCGTGTGACTGGTTTGAATGGAATTAAGCGAATGACCAGTCGATGAAAACAGCATCGTGAATGCTTTCATCAACAATTGCAGTAGCGATTGACACGGGCGTAGGGGATGGAATCTTTTCAATGAAAGAAGCTATCTCGGAAATCAGCTGATTTCTCTTCTCTTGACGAGCACGAGCATCGGCTTCCTCTTTCTCAATTCGCTCCCACTCAAGCCGAGCTTGCTCCTCCTCGCGAGCTTTCTCTTCTTGTTCTTTCTGCTGTAAAAGCAACTTAGCTTTTTCCGCCTCCTCTTCGGCCATTTGCTGTGCAATCAGGGCAGCCTGAGTGCGCTCTCGCTCTTTTGCCGCAAGTTCCTCAGCTTCAAGGCGTCGCCGAGCCGCTTCGACTTCACGAGCTTTGCGATCAGCCTCAATAGCCTCTTGCTTGATTCGCTCAAGCCGATCCGCTTCGTCACGAGCAGCTTTTTCAGCGCGAAGCTTTTCAAGCTCAGCTTGTTGCTCTTCTTGAATCAGCAGCATGTCAAAAGCCGCTTGCAGCTTCTCCAGGGCCTCCTGCTTACGATTGGTGCCAGCAGTGGAGAACTCCTCCAGACTGGAGGTATCAATGGCCTCCAGTTCTTTGATTCGAGCCTGCGCCTCCTGAGAAGTGGAGACGCCCTCGGCAAGAGTTGCAATCCTGCCAAGCACGGCCTTGTGGATGCTGATGCGAGCTTCTTCTTCTGCCTCCAGGGCTTTAATCTCCTGCTCGTGAGGCTCAATCAGTCCTTGAACAGAAGCTTCAAGCAGTTTGGCTGTTTCGTCTACAGCCTTGCCTCGTTGAATGTGAACTGCCTTGGCGTCTTTGCGAGCACGTTCAATGTCGCCCTTGAGCTTACGCAGGCTGGCAACCCAGCTACGAGCTTCTTTGTTTTGCTTTTTGTCTCGGTAGTCAAAGATTTTTTCTTGAGACTCTTCTGTTGCGATAGCGATGTTTGCAGCAATAGCGTCCCATTTGCTTAAAGCTGTTACTTCTGTATCTGCTAATACAATTTGACTCATTGAGGGGTGTCTGCGAAGGAAGGGGGCCACTGGTGGCCTGACCTGTCTGCGACACTAGCACCGATAGTGCCATAGCGCAATCCCAATGTCAGAAAATCTTCAAACTGTTGCAAGCAGTCGGCAACCTGATAGACTGCGAGGACTTGAGCGACTTCTCATGAAGCTGCGGCCTCACGCGAACAAGTTTCTTTTTATTGTCGTGAATGTATTCAAAGCAGTTTGCATGGTTGCTGCAATATTTGCAGTTCTCTGTTTTATTGTTATTGGAATAGGCGGTCTGTTGCTTGCAAGCTATGGATTGGGGGGCTTGGCGGGGGTTGTTTTTACAGTTCTTGCTCTGCTTGGGCTGCTTTTTCTTGGCCAATCGGGGCGATGAGCAACAAAAGGATCTACGCGGGGATAGGTTCAAGAGAAACGCCCCCTGCAACACTTGTGATCATCAAGAAGCTGGCGGGCCTGCTGGAGCGAGAGGGGTGGCTGCTGCGGAGTGGGGGCGCAGATGGCGCCGACACCACCTTTGAGCAGGGCGTGAGGGACCCCAGGCATCGAGCCATCTTCCTCCCCGGAGACTGGTTCAACGAGCGCAGGGCGGGCACTGGCGGCTTTTACGACAGCACCAAGCTCCCAGGCTGGGAGAAGGCCCTGAAGACGGTAGATCGCTTTCACCCCGCCCCCGACAATCTCAGTCCGTTTGGGCGCAAATTGATGGCGAGGAACGCCATGCAGATACTTGGGCCAAACCTTGATCGCCCCACTGATTTGGTTATCGCATGGACGAAGAGCGGTCTAATGTCTGGCGGAACATCGCAGGCACTAAGAATCGCGGAAGAATATAAAGTGCCGGTCATAAATCTCGGCTCTCCGTTTTACGGCCATTTGATTGATGGTGTGCAGTCTGGAATCAATGCAGAGCATGTCGTGATACAAAAAGTGATGGAGCAGTGCTGGCAGCTAGAGTCTTAGCAGACGCAACTGGATAAAGCCTGTCCTGCCGTTCATGGCTTGATAGAGCCCACATTTTCGCCATGATTTACCCCGCAACTCTCAATATTACGATTCTGCAGAACTCGACCTTTGAGTTGAGTCTTCGTGCATTGCAGAATCAGAAAGCTATCACTGGTTTTGCCGTTGCCAACAGTAATCCAATTTTTGTTGTGCCATGCCATCGCTTCACTGCTGGCAGCAAGGTAGTAATAGTGCCTCAAGGGCAAAGCAGTGCATCGCTGCCTGCCGCAACACCAGAAACATACGATGTTCCCTGCGGGCTAGAATTAAACAAAGTGTATTTTGTAGTTGACGCTGGGTTGGCGACCAACACATTTACTATTTCGGAAACCGATGGCGGTAGTCCAATTACGGTTGCTGATACCCCCCTGGGTTCTCTAATGGTTGCAGAACCTGTTGATCTAACGGACTACACCGCCGATGCTGACCTGATAGACATTACCACCAAGGAAGAGGTGGCAACATTTACCTGCACGCTGCCAGCCGCTGCTGATGGACTGGTCCAAATCACGATGGAACCAGAAATCACTGTTGACCTGACAGAGGGGCTCAGTAACTGGGATTTGTCACTAACAAGTGATACCGGCGCCCGATATTACTGGCTGCAAGGCACTGCAACTGTGACAAAAACCAGTTCGAGGAGCTGATTATGACAGCAATTGATACTGTTGTCGTCGCTCAAGTATCTTCAAGCAATACCGGAGAGAGTGCATATGTAGTCACTGCCAACTCCATCGACAGGATAAAAGTTTCTACGGCTGAGCAGCCAGAAAGTGCAATATTTGCAAATCAACCAGCTGCGGTCATGGTCGCTGTCGTTGATTCTGTATCAGGGCCGACCCCCATTCCGCCATCTCCAATATCAGAATCAGGATTGGCGAGTTTTAATCCAACAGCAAGCCTTAATTTCGTTGTTCCATTTGCTGTTCTCCAGGCAACCGGTGCTGGTGGAAATGTTGCTCTACCTCCGGAGGGCACGCTGCAATTCAGCAATCCAACGCCTAGTGTCAATTTTGCAGTGTCGCCCGTTGAAATTAGCTTGTCCGTTCCCTGACTCGTGATCCCTAGCCTGACCCTAAACCCGTCAGCGCTATGGCATCTCTGATCTTCAACTCCTTCCACGAGGATCTGGCCAAGGTTGTATCAATAACTTGCAATATCACTAACAGGCAGGCCACGCAAGGATGAAATTTCAATGAAAGGCCTCCTGCTGGTTATCGCTTCAATCATTTTGATCCCGGCCATTCCCCTGCCGCTCGCTGCTTCTCTGGCGTTAACCCTGCCATTGGTGGCAGCCATGGCCGACATAATACAGCCATCCGACATTGAGGAATAAGATCGCTGACCTCGGCTAGCGTGGCATCAACTAAAATAGGCCTAAAGCCGCAGTTTCGCCATGCCCGCCACTAAGGAAACCTACTCAGCAGCTGCCCCATGGCTTGCATCAACTGCAGCGCAGTTGTTAGAGGATGCGTTCATTGATGCCGGCTTGATGACAAGCTGGTATGACTCATTCCTGAGCGGCAGCGTTGAAAACAGAATCTTGCAGGTGGTATATGACGGCACCAAGACTTACGGCACCTGTTATTACTGGTTCGTCATCTCGACCAGCACAATTGGTGTCAGCGTGGCAACCGGGTGGAACGCCACAACACATGTGCCCACCGGGACGCAATACAGCGATTATTTCAGTACGGAAACCAACACCACGGCCAGACATTCCCCACTGGCTGGCACGTTGTCAAGCAGCACAGAGATTAACGTCGTTCGCTACACCAGCACCGACAACCCGGATTATTCGTGGTTTGTGATCAGGAATGGTGCAACGCCCTTTCCGTTTATGATTACGCCAGATTCCGCGCCGCTGGTGCCGTGGCTGGATCTGAATCAGGTGTTTTTCCATCATGTTGTGAATATGCTGATGGAAGTGACAAGCACTACAGGCAACACAAGTGTAGGGCGAGCCCACTTCCAAGATATTTACAGATTGCGCAGAAGCTATGCACAGAGCCAGGGATTGAGATCAGAAATCAGTGCAACTGATGGATACACCGATTCTCGACGACTGTTTGGTTACAGCAGCGTTGGCGCTTCGACTAGTACATCTCCCTCTTCCGATATTTTCGCCAACGTCATTTCCGTGCCCTACCGCCTCCAGCGCTCCGGCCTGCCGTTTGCCTCTAATTACACCCCCGTCCTATTCGGCTGCTCCTATTCGTTCTATGTGAACGAACCACTGCCGGATGATTTCGCCGTCTACTTCCCCTATACTAACACCAGCTTCAGCTTTGGTGACAGCATCGTGATCACGGCTGGCGTTGAAGAATGGGAAGTGCTGAACTTTGCTAACAACAGCTCAGCAGATGCTGCCAGTCCGCTGTTCCTGGCGCGGCTAGTCTGATCTTAGCTGAAGTTGCAAATGGCCAGCATTTCTGTTCCGCCAAAAGATAGTCAAGCGGGTATTGCCGCCGAAGCCGCTTCGCAGATGACAGTTTCAACATCAAGCAGTGAATCCACCACACTGACAGCTTCGACGCCCTCTCGCATGACAATCGTGGCGATGAGGGGACTCGCAGGCACTGGCGGGGGCGGGGGCGGAGTAAAGAATCTCTCAGAGCTTGAAGATGTAAACGTTACAACAAATCCTCCATCTGATAACCAGCCACTTGTTTACAATGAGTACCTAGAAAAGTGGGTTCCAGGCGATAAACCTATTAGTCTTGACTACATTGAACACACCACCGAGAGCTTGCTGCCTGGCGACGTGGAAGACGTTTCGCTAAGCTCTCCGCTAATTTTCAACATACTGGCAATATATTCAACCAACCCAGCATGGGTTCGTGTCTATGGAACAAGTGATGCAAGAACGGCTGATACGCGAACCAGCCCAGGTGGAATACCACCAGCAGCTGGAACTGACTTCTACGCAGAGGTCGTAACCACGGAATCTCCACAGCTTATCAGGTTCTCCCCCATCCCGATGGTACTCACATCTTTTGGAGAGGTATTTATTCGGGTCGTTAACATGGACACTGTAAACAGAGAGCTATATCTCAATTTCGGGATTCTTGCTTACGGGGTTTATACAGTAGGCGGTTGACGCCTGATCCTTGCTTTCTTCACTTTATTCCTTTCTTGAATCATGGCCTGCACTAAAGAAACCTACACCGCTACAGCAACGTGGACCGCCAGCCAGCTGGCCACGCTGTTCCGTGATGCCTTCATCGACGCTGGGTTGATGACGGACTGGTACGACTCATTTCTGAGCGGCAGTATTGAGAATCGGATTCTGGAAGTCACCTACGCCGGGACCAAAGCATACGGCAAAACTTACTACTGGTTCATGTTCTCGACTACTGGCGTGTGGTTGCATGTGGCAACGGGATGGAATACTGCGACGGATCAGCCAACTGGCACGCAGTATCTGGACTTCTTTGCCACCACAACGAACGCAACAACCAACCACTGGCAGATGTTCGCTGCTGCCACATCAAATACTGTGGAGCTGGTGCGTTACACCTCTGGCGTGGATGCGGATCAAAGTTGGTTCACGATCAAGCGCAGCGGTGGTGTTGATCGGACGTTTACGATTATCAACGATGCGCTTACGGTGCAGTCGTGGCTAGATTTGAGCAAGGGGTTTTTCAATGGGTTTGTGCATGTGGCACCTTTGATTGATAGCAACTCTGGAGTTGTCCAGTTTGATCGTGGGCCTGCCCTTAGGCGGGAAATTGCAGTGGGGACCTATCTAATTGGTGATACGGCCTCAACGAATTATACTAATAACATTGTCACTAGAACCCTTTGTTCGTATGGAGTAACCGGAAGGGCCAATGCTAATGGTGCTGGCAACTACGGCACAACGGGATTCATCCCCCTCCCCACCGCCTCAGCCACCGCCAACCCTGCCTACACCGCCGACAGCAATCCCGTATTCCACAGCCTGCCATTCCACCCTTACGTTGCCGAACCGCTGCCGTCTGACTTCGGCATGAGCTTCCATTTCGCCAGCAATGCCTTCGACCCTGGCGACACGCTGGTGGTCACTGCAGGCGCTGAAGAATGGCAAGTGCTGGCTGAAACCGCAGGCACTGCCGGGACCGTTGCCACCCCCATGTTCCTCGCCCGCATGGTCTGAGTCTGATGGCTGTCATCAATCAGAGCCCCTTAGGTCAAACCAGCATCGCCATCTCGGGCATCAGCTTCGCCAGCCTGGTGGTCGGCAGCGGCGATCCATTCCGTGAGCCCGCCTCGCGTGTACATGATGGTGGGGCAAGCGTGGCGATCTCGTTTGGCGGCACTCCCGAACCCCCCGGCCCAACCATCCCCACCACCGGGCAAATCTGGCCCTTGGGCATTCCGATTACTGGCACATAAAATGAAATAACTGCAATCAATTCACGCCACGAGATTTTTAAGTCGCAGCAAGAGTATGTCCCAGCCATTAGAGTGCTAGCAGTCGATATTAAGCAGTGGCCGTTAAAACAAGCATTCTAAAAAGACTCGTAACTCAGCTAAGACGGAACGGAATGTCAGAGGCTGCGGCAAATGCAGCAGCCAGAAGTAGATTGCAAAAAGCTGGGATACTCAAGAAGGGAAGTGATGAACTAACGGAATATGGCAAGAAAAGACAGGCAATGGGGGCGGCTGGCAGAGCCAAAGATCGAGCAGCAAAGGCAAGTGGCAGAAAACCGAGTGAATATAAATATAACGCTAAAACCAATAGAGCGACGCTGAAGAAAAAATAAACGGATCATGGCGCGACTTGACAAAGAAAAGACTGCGTGATAGAATTAGGAGGTCAAGTTTCTTAACTTCTCAAACATGAAAGGATCTTTGCATTTTACCGGCAGTCAAGACAGCGAAACATTTATTGGAAAGCTTGTAAATGTGGTAGTTTCCATTAAAAACAAAGGGGAATCGAAAAGAGTTATTTGGCATCAGCCAGTTCGAGATCAGCTCTGGTGGTTTGGCTTTCAGCCCGAGAAAGGATGCTTTGGGCGCATTCGCTGGTTCAACTCGGACCAAGACGAGGGCTCATGGGGCAGGGTCTTTCTTTCACGCAATCCGTGATAGAATCCCTGAGCGACTCAAAGCCCCTACCGGGCCGTAGGCCGCAACAAAGACCTTGCTTCGGCGGCAAGGCGGTTTCCGGGGAGTTTGCCAGCGTTGCAGCCGGAAAACCTAGTAAATACTGGAAATGGAGACGGATGTTCGCCCGGTGAATTCAAAGTTTGTCATTAGCCATGGCATTTGTTCACCAACTTCGAGCTACCCGTCTTCGACACAACTCTCTCTTCGGCTCTGACCCCGTGCTAGACGCGGCAGTAGGAATCCCTGGGTTGTGGCTGCCGCTCTGCTACCAAGGACGCTTGGTGAAGCATCGGGCATAAGTCCTGCTTCGGCAGGCCAGGGGGCTGATCACCCCTGCCAATCACGGAAAGACCCGAAGCTTCGGCCCTCGGGTCTTTCTTGTGTTTGCAGTTATCTAGCTTTTACAGTTTTGCACAGCAATCGATCGATAGGCTCAATTGTTCTTTTTTGCCCCGGACTGAAACCGTGAGCAGTGGTTTCAAAGTATGCAATTTTCTCATCAAGGAAATCATTGATTACTTGAATTCTCATCCCTCTGCCAAGCTCCTTCTGACTTTTCTTTCTTTCGAGCAAGACCAAGATCTCTTTCAGTGCCGCTTCTGGCACATCGCATTCGTGCAGCAATTGCGCAAACAGCATAGGCGGGGATTTATGGTACTTCTCGATCCACATACAAGCAAGCACGGGGCGGAGAACGTAAAAGTATTTCTTCGTTCTGACCAAATCACTCTTCAGGTACTCCTTGAAGTTCTTTTTGGCCATGTGAATATAATGATACACAGATGCTATCTCTGAAAAGCAAGACTTACTTAGTTTGTACAGCTCTTGATAGAAATCAAGATTAACCTTGTAGATCATTGGGGATCTAAGCCATTCCATGAGCACTGGATTGCCTTTATTTAGCAAAAACAGAGCTTTTCTAACATCCCAGCCAGAGTAGTCAAATTCATCTACGATCGGATATTCGATAACATCTCTGTCTGGTATGACCTTTAGATACCATTCCTCTTTGTGTCTGTAGATAAACCGCACATCGTAATCCGAGTCGGGGGATTCAAAACCCCAGGCCCTTGAACCAGACTCTGCTGCGTAGAGAATCTCAACAGAATGTTCTTGCTCTATTTCAGATAATCGCGTGATTATCTTAGTGCAGTAATCGGAAGTGTCAGTTTGAAACATTTTCAAATACTGTCTAATAAACGGGAGGCAGGGGATCGCAGCATCGACGCACTTTCCAGTATTCAAATCTGTTAAGTGCAACACGCTCGTAAACGTGCTGAAGCTCTCCAAAGCGACTAAACTCGGGGACGCAGATCCAGTGTGACGGCGTTACTTTCATGGAAAGACCATCGTACGGGCCACCGATGAGTGAAACTTCAGCGAACAAATCAGCCTGAGGCATTGTCAAGCAGTGCAGAGATTGCATATACCGGCCAGATGAATGGCCGCAAGAAAGCCAGTGCGATAGCCTGAGTGGTCAGCTTATCGAGTACCGAGAACAGCATCCACATAGCGAGGCAGCTGCTTCCGTAAAAGTAAACGTTCATTGAATTCCTTAAAGTGTTAGGGCTAATTTTCTGAAATATCCCATCGCCTGCGACTCCACTCCGCTGTGCTGATCACCTCTATCGCACCATCTCGAAAACGCGATGCGTATGGATCATAAACACTGCGAGAAGCTGGCTCAAGTGTTTGAGGGTCAACGGCAAAGCACATTTTGTCAGGGCTAATTACTTTGATTAGACCCGAATAATCGCCAGCAAACCGTGTCGTTTGCAATTCTCTTGGATCGGTCATGTTTATTTTGCCTTAGTGGTTAGCGTCTGGCATAATTAAGCGAGGGTGCTCGTGATCATGCCCAGGCACGTTCACCAAGATGATAAATTCTTTGCCCGCCCCCTCAATCAGCCCAGGCAGATTCCCGCTGTCCCTCCTTTTAATCACATCATCCCAAATCTGGAGAAGAGACACACTTTTGTGAACTCTGAACTCACCCTTGTCATAAAACTTGCCACTCTGTTTGAAGTAGGTGAGCTTTACAACTAAAGATTCGTCTACACTTTCTCGCCCCCACTCAAAACCACGATTAGCCGCTTTGTCAATCAACCACGATTCTCGACCGGCGCCCCCATCTCTATACCGAGGCGCTTCCTCTCGCCACTTTGCTTTCAGTTCTTCGGATACGATCAGTTGCTCTGTGTTCATTTGTTTGGTTGCTGAAAAACATAGCAAAAACTATGGTCTAAAAAGCTTATGTGGTGTCACATCAGAAGAAACTGGAAGCCAGTGAGTGTCTTCGTCATAAGGGCAATCCTGCAAACCGAACTCCCAGGCATCTTCTTCTTTGTTCCAGAAACCATAAAGACAGCGCCCGCGTGCGTCCACGTCATCCGGCCCAGGCTTTTCTTCTGAAAGTGAAACTGGTTTCTTGATTTGAAAAGCAGCAATGCCAAAAGCATCTGTCATCCGTTGCTCCAGCGTAACGATTCCGCCCTCTGGAACACCACGCCCACTCTCGGGAATAGCGCCATCAGATGCCAATCCCTCTAATGCCTCCAGCCGCTTAACTAGAGCAGCAACGATTACAGATTGAGCGCTAATGTGTTTTGCTACTTTCCGCTCCAGCGCAGCGATGCGATCAGCTTGTTGCGGATTCCAGTAACGAGTATGCCGCCAAAGCTGACTGGGATCAACCTGTGACCAGTGATAGGTGGCAGCAACATCAAAGTAGGGAGATACTTTCACTTGTATGTCCCCGTGAAGATCAGCATCGTCCTGCGTGGGGGCGCGACCAGTGATCCATTCGTTAGTTCCGCTCATCGATCAGCCTCCACGCGCAGCTCGACCCACAAAGCATCCCAAGTAGTGGCCCTAGGCCCAGTGGTGAAGCGATTGAAAGCCGCAGCTTCTTGTGAGGCCTGGAGCCAAAGAATTGGAGAAACAATTGCAAAAACAAGAGCTACCATGCCAGCGGATACTCCAGCATAAGGCAGTATCTCTTGAAGCATTTCTTTGAACTTGCTCATAAAACACAAACGGAACGTGAGCTGCTCATGAACACTAGCACCATTGGTGCCGTTACGCAAGAGGCTTGAGTTGGGGGCGTGGCAAGGCCCACCATGGGGCGAAGTGAGTAAACCAAGTATGGTTAGTTTCGCTTGGTGGCTCACCTAGCACCCACTTCGAGCCACCAATTTCAGATATTAACCAGCATCTTCCAAACTCATCCAACTCTTCGGGCTCCGGTCCCCTCTCAGAAAGTGGAATAGGCCTGAAAAGTGCATCACTAGAAACTCGCGGGTCTTTTGAGACCTGCACCTCCCAATTGATGATGTCGTTTAGAGCTTTCTTTGGATCGTTTTCATTTTCCTTGTTCAAGAGAAATCTGCAAACCAGAGCATCGTCGATGACTGCACGCCATGGATTGCCTGATTTGTTTTCCAACTCGACCTGAAAAGCAGCAATTGCGGAACTCAGTTCACTGCTTTTCCAGCCATGCCCAGGCGGTCCTTCGTCACAGGCTACATCCAGTGCCTCGGACAATACCTGCCATTGCTTCGAGGTAAGCGTGACAACTTGAAACTGTTGATCAATAGTCATAAAATTCATCAATTACTTGACCATCCTTGTCATACACGGCGCCTGTATAGGGATAAATGAAGCGCACGCTTTCCTCCTTGTCGGGTCCAACCTTGTATTTGTAGATATGATCGCTACTTCCACCGTATCCAATAGAGATTGTGCTTCCATCAGGCAAGGTGCCAGCATAAGTGAAAGTGTACTTATAGTAACTTGAAAACTTTACTTTTGCATCGCCGTATTTTTCAATAAATTCTTCTCGTGTCATTGACTTGACCTCGCTTCAAGTTCGGAGATCGCTTCGAGGGTCCGTGCCCCCCAGCGGCGCAAAGCAGCACGGACGAGAAGGCCGACATCCCCACCCTTGACCCAGAGGCCACAGGGGTGCTCTGCATGGCCCTGGATGAAGCCGTCGCGGTCTGCCCAGGCCTCTACCTCCTCGTCGCCAGGAATGTCGGTCTCCGGCCCCTGGAGCCATGCCTGAGCAAGCTCGCGAATCCCCTGCCGCCACTCATCCTCAAGCGGCTCCCCTGCTGCGGCGTGCAGCAAGCGAATGTAGGCTGCGTCTGCGTGCATACACGCCAACATATCATCAATCAAATGATGCGCAGTGTAAATTGCAGTCATTGCTGAGCCTCCAGTTCGCGGGCAGAGAATTGGGCGACAACTGCAGCACCACGGCCGCTTGCATGATTAACACAAACTTGACGCGCTTGCCTAATACTTATGTTGGTGTTGACGACATTACATTGCCACCAAAACGGAGACCACCACGGGCGAAACTGCGCCTCGTAGCCGAGATAAGAATCTCGCACCACGCGGTAACAGGTCGGGGAGAATCTGAGTTTCATTGCTGGGCCTCCCCAGTGCCGTTGCACCGCTCGCACTCCCGGTAGCTGGTGCCTTTGTGGCGGCACCAACCAGCCCACGTTTTGCCGGTGCCTCTGCAGTTCCAGCACTTGCCGGTTTCCGCTTCGTAGGCGACGGCCATTGTCTCAAGTTCGACCTTGGAGATGATTACTCGTTTTCCCGTCCCCGTGAACCGAGGCTCACCTTTGCGCGGCCCTTTGCTGTAGACACCATCGGGGACGCTACCGGTAACGATTGAATCGCCATCGCAGTTCTCCCACTTGTAGGCCTTCCATCCTTCAATGCCTGCTTTGACTTCTGCGGCTTCCATTGCGTCTTTGATGCTGAACTTGTAGTTCATTGCTGGGCCTCCAGTTCGGCGAGATGGGTGAGGGCGGCGCGGATAACAGAGAGCTGCGGTGTGGTTATAGCTGTGAAGTCGTATTTACCGGCGTCTTCAGGCAGTGATGCCAGCGCCTGCTCCGCCAGCGACGGAGGCCTGGGACGCATGGCGGTGCGAAGATGGTCAACAAGGTGCTCCCGAAGCTTCGTTTCGTCAATAAAGAGACGACCTACTCCATCAATAATTTCAAAACAGCAGGCATCCAACATGTGATCCGCACGCTCCTGTATCTCAGGCTCGCGCTGGTCCCAGCCCCATTGAGCTGCGGAATTAAGAGCATCGCGCCACGAATCGACAAGAAGCTCATCATTTCTTGTGTTGAACTTTCGCCAAAGTTCTTGAGCAAACTCCTGCGGCACTTGAATAGCGTGTGATTTTGACATGGATCTTGAATCAATGGTGTTGGTCATTTGATTTTTGGTTTTGTTTTAGCCAGTTATGCCTGGCCAGTCGAGAACCGTGGCACTGGCCGCGACCACATATTCTCTTGCCTTCCGGCGTAATAACAGACCCGGACGGATCAACGTAGACCCGCCCATCGCCCAGCAGCGCACCATTGACTGTAATTGTGCGCGGCCCCAACACATGAAAGCCTCGCGCAACAAGAAAGGCGTCTATCGCAACCGCGATTTCCTCCCCCTCAAGCTCAATAGCAACTCCAGGACCGTATTCAGTTGTGCCGCCCCCGTAACCGATTCTCATAGCCAAAAAGAGAGTTTTGGTTTAGTGACAAATTGCATCATTTGATCTCGGTTTCAGAGGGAAGATTAAGCTTAACAGATGTAACAATTTTCTCCCAACAAGCATCGTCTTTAATCCATTTGGGGCGCTGCATATAAAATAGTGGGGCGGTGATACTGCCATCTCGCCCCCATACGCCCCAAGACTTGCAAAGCCCGCTAACTGGGCCAGAAACCTCGTAGTGGCTTGGCTTAAAAACAAACTCTGTCATAGCTCAGTCAGGATCATTGCGAATAAAATCTCTGCACTCAAAAAGATCCCCCGCCTTCCCATCGTGCTCCAAATAAACTCTGAACAAGCTGTAGTTACAGTCATATTCTTCATAGTCATAGGAGCTAAGCACTTCACTCCAGGCAACCCAGTAATCTTCATGCTCTGGCCCAGCGCGGCAAATGTTCCAATCTGCCTGAGGCACGTTATCTATCTTTTCTCGCCCCCGACAAAAAACCTGGGGGACGCAATCCCCATGAGAACCGCTAACAATTAGGGTTTTTTCATTGGGGTCTCGATCATCGAGCCAGTATTCTGGTGGATCAAGAGGGCGCGGGTCAGTGATGGTGTCAAGCTGTGCGTTGTAGCTCATTGTTCTTCCTGCTTGTTACTTTTTGCAGAACCCTTACTTCTCTCCCATTCATTCAAGGCATTTTCGTAAAAATTCAAAGCATCTCGAACTGTTTCCGCTTGTGTTTTGCCAACACGAGAAGCAAGATCGTTCAACGCCTTAAGAAAGGACGAGTCACAGGTGACTTCAAATTTAATCTGATCGGACACGAGAAACAGGATGACGCAGGCTGTCAACCTTTAGGGTAGCACCGTTGGTGCCTGGCGTCAACAGAGCAAAGCTGTCAGGCATCTGTCTCGGGCATTTCCAGAAGCATTCTGTCAGCAACACGCAGGCCCATCTCGGAGTCCTCAATCTGACCTTTAAGTATCAGGAGCCTTCGTTTTTGTCTGGCGATGTACGAAATCAACGCCTCTCGCTTTGTTGGATAAGCAAATCGCTTTCTTGCATCCTTCAGCACAAACTTTTTGCCCATGCAATATGGCTGGCATAGCCAAACACCTTTAGGTGTGTGTCTGATAACTCGATACTCAAAGCAATCGAGCCTAATGTCATAACCACAAGACTCGCTCCAACTGCTTTCGCGGAATGCAACATAGCGATACCAGTATTCGCCATCGGTGCCAACCGAACGCCACAAATCAGATGACATTACTGGCTCCCCTTTGATGATGAAACACTTTTAGCCAGGACAAACGGTGTCAGCCATTCGATTACACCCTCTTCGCAGAGGGCCTTGAAAAAGTCTGGGTGCAGGATTTCCCTGGGCAAGTTTTACGCAGGCAGTGTGTCCATTGTCCTGCAATCCAAGAAGAGACATGCAACGAAAGATTGTGTAACAGTCAAAACCATAGCACCATTGGCCCCAGCTGTCAAGCGCTCTTAGGCAGTCCAGGGGGCGGGGAACTGCAAAGTATAGAGCTATCCAGCAATCGTTTCAACGGGTTTTCAATGAAACAATCAAATTCATCGAGATAAATGAAAGCTTCATAGAATTTTGAAGCAATTTTTTTACAGTTATATCGATTCGAGGGCGCCATTGACTTTCTGTACTGGTGCCTGCCTGGGTTGACACCGTTACTAAGGGGGGTGTGGGCCAGGAGAGAAACCCAGTATTCCCAGTGCTTCTCAAGGGTTCTGCGGCTGATCTTGGCTGCTTTGGCAAGTTCCCTCTTGCTCAGCCCTGCTGCTTTCTTGCAGTTCCTCCAAACAACTTTAAGCTTCTCTCGACTTTCTTTGAAAAGCCTCTCATTGCGATGCTTATCACCACCAAGCTTCTCTGCTGGTACAGCTTTCAAGTTGCCGAAATCCTTTTTAAGTGAACACCTTGCCAGTCTCTCGCCCCACCCACCACGAATTGCCGTCAAGTCTTTTTTAGTTTTATCAGATGCGTGTTCATCGAAGCCTTCTGTCTCAAGTGCATTATCTCTGATAATTTCTCCAAGCTGCACTGGGCAAGTGATGTGAGGGTTTTTAATTCTTGCAAGTGTTGTGATGCGCAGAAGTAGTTTCTCGCTTTGACCGCTTTCAGTCCACTTGATGCCAGATTCCTTGCTGTTAAAGTTATTCGCTTTTTTCTTCGCCCCCAATGCGCCCCAGGCAGTTCTCTTCTTGAGCTGCTTTGCCGCTTCAATCAATTTTCGCCATTCATGGCAGTCTTTAGCCTCCTCCAAATCATTGTTGAGCTGGCTGTAAATTAAATCGCAGTCTTCAACGTATGACTCGTTGACGATCAGAGCGCTGCCCTGCTGTCCGGGGAGGCGGAATCCCTGGCTCTGGACCCGCCCCAGCGAGAGATCTTCCCGGAAGTCCATCCGTGAGGGGAACAGCTCTGCCTGGCCTTGCTGAGCCTCGATCCCGGCCCTCCTGAACAGCTCCATGCCGATCCAGTGGGCCAGCCAGCAGGGGGCGGCTTCGGGCAGAGAGATGTAGCAGTGCAGCCCACCAGACTCACTGCTGCGAATGAAAGATACAGAGCAGCCAGCTTTATTTGCTTCTTGTTCGAGTTGTATTAGTTCTTTGCTGCGAGCGAATTTGTGCCAGTATTTACTGCTGTAGTCTTCTTTGTGATCAAAGTCGCAGGTTATTGACCTTACAAATCCTTCGGGGCGGATACCAGCAATGTTTCTCTCGCTGCTGGTTAAGTTGCAGATCGCCTCTCTTCTGTAGGGCTTGGGCAGAGAAACCCATTCACCGCCGGGTTTCTTGGCGATGGCAAAGTGCCATTCACTGGGATGAGCAACCGAGAGCCATTGCTCTTGGGGGGTGGGTTGCTGCTTGGGGCTTGGGTGCATTAGAATGCGCTTGTTCGACTTTGACAGTGAACACATAGCGGAGTCTGGTCAAGACTTCTTTATCCGCTATTGAGGCCCTGGGAGTTTCCGCTCCTGGGGCCTCACCCTTTTCAGGGGTCGTGCTTTGGTCAGTGTAGCCCGAGAGACAAGACCCGAGCCTGGGATGTTTGGTGCCGGTCCAGATTATTCACAAGCCAAAGCCAAGTCTTGCTTTCTGGCTTTTTCCGTCTAGCCTGAGGCAACCTCTACTTTCGCCATGCTTTCCACGAAGACTAGGCTGCGCGTTGAGTTTATCTGCAGGAGAATTGAAAGTTGCGCCCCCGTCGAATTATCTGATATGACTTGGGTGCAGAAGTGGGCGGTATCAAATAGAACGGTTCACGACATGCTGCAAAATGCTCGTCGTCGCGCAGTGAGCAATGACAAGCAAGACTGGGACCTATGCGATGAGATGAATCTCGGGGACCCCGATCCGTCAAGTCACGTTACGAAAGATAGCACCGTTGACGACCTTGCCAATTTCTTCAAAGCACCGGACTGGATGCGAAGAGATTGAAAGTCGAAGGGGCGGGCCAGCTTGCAGGCTGAGCGGTGTCGTTTTTATCTGTAGTGTACTAATGACACTCTTGCAACTGTCACATATCTCTTTCGCTTCCGGTCTTGCAAGTCTCTCTGAGTCTACCTCTGCCAAATGCCCTCGATCACGGTCTGATACTTCTTGGGCAGAAGCTGCAGATCTTTCCTGTGAGTGCTGACGTGGCCTTTGCGTAGTAATTCCGCATGGTACATGAATTCCCCGAAAGCCTTGCGACTCTCGGGGATATTTTCTCTGGCGTAGCGTTCAATTGCTGATGCAGCTTTTTTGACTTTGCCGTCGCCTTGCATGTGTCTGTTGAGTCTTCTTCAGTTTACTGGCCAGCTATCAGCCTGAAGAGGTATTTGAATATGTTGTCCCTGCTTGGGCCATCCTGCCTGCTGTATTCCACAATCCGCCCTTTCTCGACTCCGATTACGCTCTTTCTCCAGCGCATGTCTTCTGTAGCTAGCTCCCTGGCTTGTTTTTCGAGAGCCTCTCTCTCTATGCGATTATTTCGTATTTTTTGCATGATTTCTTTTTTGATCAGCAATAGATAAGCCTCTCTTTCTTCCTTGTCAAATGAAAATCCCTTGATTTCACGTCGGGCTGATTCCGCCTCCACGAGTTCCATCTCCTTTTCAGAGAGATGCAAGCTTTGCAGTTGCCGGTCGCTATCGAAATACCGACACTTTGTACATCGGTATTTGTCAAAAACTTCTTGACTGAAGCAAGTTCTGCAGGTGTAATGAAAAATGTACTTTGCCATGATTTGTTAATAAATGAAACTAGAAGGGGCAGTCTTTGCGATAGGAGATGTGAACGTATTCGTATTCCGAGTCGTCCATACTTTTTGGCTTCGGACTCGACGAAGCAGTAGGTTTCTGCTTTGGTTTTTCCATGTCGATCCGGAGAGAGGCTCCGTCAATTCTGCCTCTGTACGCATCAAACCAATGCTTGAGTGTGTAGTATTCGGTTTCATTTTCGGCTAAAACCGTAAGTGTTCCGTCTTTGCTGATAGCTGCTTTCATTGAGACTTTGCGCGGGGGCGGAAGTTTGCAGGTCTGGCAAACAGCTTACATCTTACACCCCCGTGACGAAAACAGGCTTATACCACTGGACTTTTCTTTCAGATTTTCTTGGCCCGCACAGAACTGTGTGCCAATGCCCACGCCTCCAATGCGCCCTGACGGCCTTCTTCTCTTCCGTGCTCTCTTGTGATCGCTTGGCCTTCTTTCTCTCGTACTTGAAATTCTTGCCAATCCAGGTGGGGGCGAGAGGTTGCTTGCCACTATTCCCACCAAAGCCCATGCCTTTTGTGATGGGGCGAGAGTCTGTAGAGATCAGCTCTGGCTCATATAGGTGTACGAGCAGTGAGTTGATGGCAATTCGCAGTATCTTTTCAGTGCTCTCGTTTTGATAGCCAGAGTTCTCTGCGTACTTTATGTTTTCCTCGTGCCAGCTCTTGGCGTTCTCGTCAACGAACTCTTGCCAGAAGTTGCTGCCCCCTGGTGTGATCGTCCCCACCTGTATTCCGCTCGCCCCCAAAAAAGCATCGGGGCTGAGCTTTTCGTTTGGAAAAAATTGCTTACATATTTCTTTACCTCTTTTCATCTCATCGCTTTCGATCTCTGGGTATAGCTCGCCGGTTCTGATAATCAAAGATACAACTTCATCCCCCTGGTGATCGTATATGAATTTGCGGGGCAAAAACAGATGAATGTATGGCAGCACTTCTAAAATGTCTTTTGTTAGTGATGGAGTCGGCGTATTGATAAACGCTTCGCACATTTCCCTGGTGATAAACCTTGCTGGGGCAGAATTAAGAAGAGCGTCTCTGCTCAATTCGCCAACCTTGACCGCGAGAACATCGCTATGCTCGTATCCGGTGAGGATCACACGCACACTCCCCGCTGCAAAGCATACCTTCAGGTGTGTGTTCCAGTCGATGTAGTTGGGCGGAGATCGATATAGAGATTCTTGCTTGAAGACTGCGTCTGTGTACTCTTTATTCGCCTCAAGCATTGAGGCAAGCTTTTGCATTGAGTTTTTTGCAAAGTTGTCGAGCGAAAGCTTTGTCATTGCTCTTCAGTGTCAATTGATTTGGACTTTTGTTTTTTCTTGTCGGTCTCAAGATGCCTAAAAAGATCAGGGTGATCCAAGGGCCACGAAGAAATCACCCCATTGCGCCCTGCGTAACGCGAACGTAAATTGTTGATCCACTGCTTGTATTCTTTGCTTGCTCTCACGACGGCTCAATTCCGCCAAGAATGCAAGCAATCATATCGGCCGCAGATTTGTTTTCTTTGCTCATTTCAATGCGCAGTGATATTTCTCGCCCAATCCACCACCATTGATTCGTAGCCTGCCCCTGCCAGGTTTCCGCAATTTTGGAAACTTCTACGAAAAACTGAGCCTGCTCTTCGTGATCAAGACCGCAAAACCATGCTGCAACCTCTTCGACTTCGGCAGAGATCAGTGCTGGCATTTTTGTGCCAGTCCCATCCGTTGACGGAATTTTCGTATAATCAGTTTGATCCGAGTCTCTGGTGTTCATTTCTTTTTAAGGCTGGGATGAGGGCAGACAAGATTCTTGATCCTGTCTTGTTCTTTCTCGATAGTCTTCTGCTGCTCGGCATACAATGCAAGATGCCTTTCCAGTGCATTTAGCTCGGGGGCCTTGCTGCCAACAGCATGACGCTTGAAGTAGTCTCGCAGCTCTTCCAGTACACCGAATTCGTACTCACTTCTTTCTGGACCCCATTTGCCATAGACCTTATGCAGTTGGAATAACTGATACCATTCCTTGTCGTCAAGATACCTTCTCTTTGCTGCCCACATCAAATCACTGTACTTGAGCTTGTCATTTCGCTTTTGCTCTCGTTCGAGCTTTTTGTTTTCCTGGGCTTCGCGACGAGAAATGAAAGTTGCCATTTGCTGTGTAAATGATGTTTTGGGTTTTACCTGTCAAGAGCCCAAGCAACGAACGATGACAGCAGCCAGATGGTCGTCATGAACCTGGCGAATCCCTTGTCTCCGGCATTTGCTTGTGCGCCCCAGACAATGGCTGCCATCAAGCAGAACTGATAGAATGGCATCTGCTGCTATGAATAGTGTTTACGTTTTGCTTTATCTCTCAAGGCACCAGACCACGACCGATGCCAGGAGGTAGACGAATGACATGATCTTTGCAAAGTCTTTGTCTCCGGCATTTGCTTGTGCGTGCCAAAAGATAGATGCAGCTAAGAAAATTTGAGAAAATTGCATTTGCCGTTTAAGTGGTATTTACAATAAAAGGAGGCGATGATCACCAAAGCCCCCGACAGATCGGGAAGATCGAGCTTTTTGCAATCTGCCAAATGGAGATATAGTCTTCTTTTTTCACGCCCCCATTGGTAACGACTCGCCGGGCCAGCTCGGAGTCAGGGGCGGCGGAAATGCCGTAAACATTGGCGCTTGAGGCGGCTTCGCAAAAGCCAAGAAATTCGGGAGTTTTCGTCTGTGCAAAGGCTGTTCCAGAAAAAAGCATTGCAGCGAAAACAGAAAAACCTGCCAGCCTGGAGAATGGTTTCTTTGCTACATGGATTGCTGGGACGGTCCACATCTCAGCCCCCGCCACGGATTCTGGGACGGCCTTGAGACGGCAGACGAGGCTCGGGAAGGCCTGGGTCTTGACCGTGCGATTGCTGGGCAGTTGGACGGTCACCAGGGGCTGCTCAGCGCTTCGCCCCACGAACTCGAACCCTTGATCCTCAAAGCCCTTCACGTAAATGGTGTCGCCTGGCTTGATTGAAGAGAAGTGATTCATGGATGTAAATGATTGATCGCTTCTAATGATACATGACAGATTGGCGGCTGTCAACCCCTTTTCAAGATATTTCCTGTTTTTCCGTCTCTACTTCTCTTTCTCGCCCCCGCAGCTTGCATCTTTGCACGCGAATCCTGAACATTGAAGAACAGATGCTGGTGGTATGTTCTTCAAGTTTGCTCTGAAGCTCTTTAGAGATAGAACAGTATTCGGACTCAAGTGTTTCAAGCAGGCCATTGACTTCTTGAGAGGCTGCTCGAAGTTTTTCCTCAGAAAGTTGCAACTGCTTCAAGACTGTCTGCTTTTCTGCTTCTGAAATCGCAAAGTTGATCATAGACTTCTTTTTTGATTTTTTTAACAGTTACCTGTTCGTAGTCGTGGGCATCGAGGGTGTCCAGGGCTTCTTTCAGGGAGGCGCAGGATTCTGGCAGGGTTCCAACTTCGGACTCCCCTGATGGCAAAATGGCTTCGTAGACGAAAACAGACATGGTGAAAGCATTTTGTTTGCGAAACTGATTCAATTTTACAACCATGCCAAGAAAGCGCAACTCAAAAGCCCCCTTTGCTTACGAAATCACCATCCACGACCGAGGGGCCTACGAGGTCGAGCGGAGGAGAAGGAGGGCGATGAAGAGTGGGCAGATTCACGAGTCAGACCGCTGGCGTGCGATTAGACACGAGGATGCGATCATGTTTTTTACATTTCAGGTCTTGAGGTTAAAACAGCAAATAAGACGCCCTTGGTACTGTTACTACAAAGTCACGGGGTATGGGGCGCCGGGGCGCAAGGAGTTTCTTTGTCCATTTACTTTTATGAAGGCCACTACAATTCAAGAGTCACAAGCCAAAATGTATCGGCAGTGGTACGCTCGCTGCATTGAGAAGTCTCGAATGATTCTTGAGTGGTTGATTCATTTGCCACCAACTGAATATACTCAGGACTTGCACCACTACCTGCTTAGGCTTTTAGTTTTCCCTCGCCCCACTACTTTCCAGGTTGATGCCTACAAGCAAAAAAGAGAATCAAAGATTTCACGGGCGTTATTCGGATGATGGGCATTTTTATTTTTCACGTACCCAGACAGATAATAGGTTTGCTCTTTGCAAAGAGTCGCTGGCCTACAAGCGAGGGGTGAAGATAAGACTGAGAAGGATTTATGGTTCGATAAAAGATATTGAGAAGTGCTCGATAGCAGAATGCTCTTCAGTTCATCAACTGCATAAAAGATATGTTGATTTAGCCTTGCTAGCAGATGGGGGAGAGTATTGCAAGTATGAGCAAGAGTGCTGCCCAGAGGGAGCCTTGTTTCCTTTTGTGAGAACAACTGGTTCTAGTCTCGCCCCTATCGACACGGGTTGCATTTGGTTGGGCACGAGGTTTGATTATCCACTCATTTTTGTAGATAACGAAGTCGCAAAATGGATCAGCCCATATTCTCAGGGGGGATTTCCAAGAGTTGATCCCTTTCGTCCATATTTTGAAGTCATGGATCTTTTGCCAAAGCTGATGAATAAAGCTCGCTACCCTGATCTTGACGTAGAAGGTCTGATCTAAGCTATGGGTACAAGCTCTTTGTGCTTGACAGCTGGCACTAATAGTGCTATATTATAGATGTCCAGGACACCATCCCTTCATGTCCATTGTTCATCTTAATCTCGTTTCACATCAAGAAGCAGTTAAAACTGCTCCCGAGCCTGGAGACAAACAAACGCTGCATGAACGCATGTGTTTTATCGCAGACAGGATTGTTCGATACAATCTTTCTGATGTTGCTGTTCACGATGCTCGTAAGCTCAGGAAAATGCGATGCGGCGAATATCGCCTGTGGATCGTGACCGAGTTCGGTTCTCAATTTCTGCCACTCTCTTGCAAGTTGTCAGAGTGGAAGAACATGGAGCTGAATGACTATCGACTCTCTGCCGTTCATGTTACAATCGCAAAGCTTCTAACAACTCATGGATGGCAGCAAGCACAGAACCGTGTTTTATTCAACTCTGCAGAGTTTTATCTCGTGGGTAAAGGTTCTGATAGTTTCTCTGGCACTATTGAGCCTATGTCTTTTCCTGACGTTGTTCGTTTTGTTTTCTTTAATGAATTTGTAGAGATCCCCGAGTCTCTTAGCCACCTGTTCTGACTATCAATCCATTGCATCGCTCAAATGAAAACACCCGAGCTTTACGTAGGTGACATTCTTGTTGCCCTTGAAGCAATTGATTTCGCTGCTCATTCTCTTACGCAGGGCTATTTGGCGAAATCGAAAGCTATTAAGCGCAAGTCTTTTTTCAGGCCATGGAATAAACTTGCTCTTTCGAGAGAGCTTCTTGCCGACGCAAGCTTTGCACTTGGAAGACTTGGGCATCTTCAATCCATCAGAGAGAAGCTGCTGCAGAGCACTGGCCTAGATGAAGACATGCGCCCCATCACCCTCGAAGAAATCCTCAAGAAAAATGCAACAAGAACTAATTGATGAGATCGCTAAGTTCATTCTCTATCTTGAGAATGTTGATGGCGAATCGTGGAACTCTCTGATGAAAGAACTGTCCGCGACTTACGAGGCAGGTCAAGGGCTTATGTTTTTTGGGCTTAGTATTGAAAAATGCTACGCTTTTGCAGATAGATGGTTTGGGCAGTATTGGTACAGTTTCTGCCCCCAGGAAATCAGGTACGATTTCAGGCGACACCAAACCTCTGTTAGTCTTTTCGCTGCTGCCGAGATTCTTTCGGGGGCGGAGAAAGAGTTCAAGCTTGGTAACTTTTTTCATTGATTAACATGACAACAGCTCAAATGACAACTATCAAAAACCCCACAGCACTTGCTCTTGTTGAGGCAATGCTTCAAACATCTACTGATGATTTTGACACGCCCCTTTCCGAAATCTATTCTCCAGCAGAGGTTCTTCCCGAGTCAGTTAAGAGAATCTACCTGGAGTTTCAGCGGTTCATTGAAATGGTTGAGCCGGAAATTGACAAAGTTGACGAAAGAGAGTGGAACAGTCTTGATGAGTTCTACCTTGATTCCCGCCCCGACAATCCCACTGAGCTGTACTTTGTTTATACCAGGAACTACGAAGGCGAAGGCTTTTGGAACAAGGACAAATGGGATGAATCTGTATCCAATATCTTGACCAGGGCTGCTCATTCTTTTCCTGAGATTGTGGCTTCTCTCGATGACAATGGGAGAATTTACTTCCATTGAGTTCCTGAAGCGGTTTATTTGTGCTTGACAAACAGCCGTCAAGATGGTATCATTGAATCAGTGAGGGCGCAGTGTCCTTACTTCCCATCGCTTTATTTACGTGTCAACTTCAACTGTTTCCAGATTAGATGATTGCTGGCAGCCTCATGAAATTGAGGGCGAAGACGAATCACTTTTTGGTTCTGTTCTAATCATTGGCGATCATCGCGGGATCTACGTTCCGCAGGTCTTCTGCCAGCGCTACAAAAAGACCGATAAGGTATCTCAGGAAGACTGGGATATTTGTCTTTCCGGCCCAGACCACGAATACTACTGGGACTCGTGGGAAATCATTCTGAATGAATGGGGCGTGGAAGAAACAGATCAGTCTGGCAACAGGTATCAGATAGGCATCTATCAAGATGGCGATCTATTTCAAACTCGACGACTTATCGAAACTACATGAAAACCGTACAGGACGAACGCTGGCTTAACGAACCTGAGTTCGAGGATAAGCGAGAGCTTTTCTTTCGCTCTCGCTATCTCGACAAAGAGATCGCATTGCAAGATATTCTTTCAATGCACATAGACGATCTCAAGAAGTTGTGGCTTGAGGTTGAAGCTCAACATGCCTTGCAGGGGTTTCACTCTGATGTCAACTCTCAGATTGAGCGCATAGACCCTTCTCACAATTGGAAGGAGGCTCATAGGCGCTTTGCCTTCAAGCGTTTTGTTCTTGTATTTTTCAGCAAAGCTGTTTCAAGGGAAATTAATTTTCGTGTTGGGGCGCTTAAGCAAAAACGAGAGTTCCTAGTTCAAAAGGAGATTGCTTCCTTGGCCAAGGAGGCTCTCGGTGGTGAAAAGTTTGCGAGGATTCTCTCGCAAGCCAACATAACAGCTGATCAAAAACTTCTTTCTCTTTCTTCGACATGACAAATTATCACCGACAGGCAATTGATTGGGTTACGCGAGAGCTTGACTGGAAAGCTGTTGCGCTTGAGATGGCAAAAGTGCAGCCCAAGCTATTTGTTGCTTGTGCAAAACGAGTTTCTCCATCGCATGTTCTCGATGATCGAGTTGCAAATCTTGCAGTCAGCGAGATCGAGAAGCAGGTTGTTCACCACGTTCTTCATGGTGGTGGTTATCCAGCCGCAAAGATCAAGGCGATTAAGTTTCATCGAGAGTTGACTGGTGTTGGGCTGGGAGAGTCCAGGCAGTTCATCGAGGAACTTTTTTCTCGCTCCAACGTTTTTTCTGTTGCAAACCAATGAGCACCTACATAAGGCCAGCCCGCATCAAAGATTGTTCTGTTCAATTCGTTGTCCCTGACGGCGAAGCTCTTTGGCCGAGGGAGAAGGCTCTCCTGCTTGTCAAAGAGCTGGAGCGACTTCTTGAGCAAGACGAAAAGCGGCGCACCCAAGATCGATACTTGTCGGACTTTGCAAGCACGATTGAAGAATTTGTGGCCGATGTTCAAGACATTGTTGATTACGATCCAACGGGCGAAATTGATGGCGAGCCTCCATTGAGTGTAAAGGAAATGGCGAACATTTCTTTTCAGCAAAAACTTGCTCTTAAAAAATGACTTGCATTTCTCTTCCTTCTTTCTTATTTTCCCCTAAGATTTTCGCACTGCTTTATGTCTTGCTTTCAGCCTGTGCGATGCCTGCGGTTTGTTCGTTTTATGCCAGCAAGCAAGACCGCTGGCTTTGCCAAATCAATCTATGGGAGAGGTTTGGCTGTTCAATAGCTGCAGCGTTCTGGCCAGTTTTGATTGTAATCAGGATTTTTCTCCTTGGCGTTCGGTTTTTTGTCTGGGTGCTTCCGTACTGATTCAAGCTGGTAGCAAGATCCGCTGATTACAAACTTTCTTCATTTCAGATTTATCATGTCCAAAAAACAGCTATTTCTTTGCGTTCTCCCCTTTTCTGGTTTCTACAATAGCTCTCACGACGAGGCTATCGACAATCAAGAAGAGCAGATGTTCAGCTTTGATGATGGAAAAGTACACGATTCTCTTTACGAGCACTACTGGAAACACATGGACCACGGAGAGCTTTACGAGAAGTATGCAGAGTCCTACGTTGAAGCTATTTCGGAGTTGACGGAACTTGATCTTGAGTTTGATGGGCTGAGTTCCCCCAGGGAATACAACTTCACGACAGACAGAATCTTTGCGTCCATCTCTCGCAAGTCACTCGCAGAAGTCATTCGAGCCGTGAGGGGGGGGCGATTAAAGAAGATGGCGAAAGAGATGTTTACCAGTCGCTCTGGATTCATCAGTTACTATTCGCCCGATGTCTCCGAGTGGGGGCGGGTAGAGGATTGGGACCACAATCAGATACTGTGTGCCCTTGAGGCGTACTTCCAGCATCTGAATCATGGGAGCAGTATGCTTCTGGAGGATCAAGCACTGGATCGCATCTGTGAGGGCGGTGCCCTGGATGAGCTGATTTACAATTCCGCCCCCGTCGAATCTAGGCGTGCCCTGGATGTTTTCGGTTATCTCAGAATGAGGCAGGAGAGAAGGCTCTATGTCGCTAACTAAACGCCAGCGTCAGATCATCTTAATGAGTCTGACCTTCTTTTACAATTATGGGCCAAGGTTCGTATCACTTATCAAAGAGAGATACCCTGGGCACAAAGAAGATAACTTGCTGGCGTGGGACAAGTTGCAAGATGAGATCGCTGAACTCAGAACTGAGTTGACGATTAAGTTTCACGCTTCCCCGCCCCGAGACGGTTCCTCCCCGCCCCCCAAGGGTCTCTGAGCCCAGTCAGGATCGCCCCTGAGCCCTTTGTTTCCCCTCGCCCGAGTCTTTCCCCGATTCGGGCTTTTGCCGCCCACGGGGGGATTTTGAGAGGGGCGAGAATCGATAGTCCAATCCAAAAACATGACAACCAAAAGCACGTCTTTGCGAATTGCACGAATTACAAAAAAGTTTTATGAGTTAAATCCTTGCAAAGGCAGAAGCAGGTATCTCTCTACAAAGGGAGGATTTACGGTCTGCGCTCGATGCTGTTGCATGAATCAGAGAAAGTTTGCGTTGAACGATCATTGGGAAGTTGTTGAAGACATGAACAATGTCTCGTCTCCCTATCTTTTCTGCGATAATTGTGGGGATAGCATCCCTCGACTCAAAAGCCCGCCATGAAAGTGCTAGTCGCCTGCGAGTTTTCCGGCAGAGTCAGAGAAGCTTTTGCAAGAAGGGGGCACTACGCTGTTTCTTGCGATTTGATCAAGACAGAGTTACCTGTTTCGGAAAACTCCAAACATTTTGTGGGCGATGTAAGAAAAATGCTTGACAGAGACTGGGACATGATTATTGCCTTTCCCCCTTGCACCTATTTAGCGAGGGTCAGTGTTCGCTGGCTGAAAATACAGGAGGGGCGATGGGAAAAGATGCTGGACGCTGTAGAGTTTTTTAACTTGTTTCTGTCCTCCCCTTGCCCAAAGGTCTGTATCGAGAATCCAATAATGCACGGAGAAGCGAGGTCTCGCTTGCTTGTCCAGGATTATACGCAGAAGGTTCAGCCATATTCTTTTGGGCATCCAGAGCAGAAGGCTACTTGCTTTTGGCTTAAGGGGCTTTCAAAGTTGAAGGCCACAGAGGATGTTCAGCACATTATGCGAGGAATGCACCCGAATCAAATACAAAGAAGTAATAATGAGCCGGATACAAAAGATCGGCAAAAGAATCGTAGTAGGACTTACTTGGGGATTGCAGAGGCGATGGCTGAGCAATGGGGTTAAGTTTGCAGTTGTTTTTATTTGTGCTTGACACCACCCCCCTGGTGTGTTACAATTAAGGAGTGACGGGCAAGCCCTGTCACGTTTTACCGCTGCAAACTTATGAGTTTTTCGGCTTTTCAGTTAACTCGCAAGGAGGTTAGTTACGACGATTTTTTCTTGTCGGATATTGCAGTGCAAAACTGCATAGACGAAGAATGGTGGAGCATAGATCACAGGCCAGAAAGTTTTTTGATTTACGAAAATCATTTTTGGATTGCTTGTTTTGTGTATCCCAGTGTTTACTACCACACTCACATTGAATCTCGGTCGTATTCCTCTTTCTCTTTGCTAGAGCTTGAGAAGCTCTTGTTTCAGTTTTCTTGTATTGAATGTTGAATTCATTTTAGATCATGACTCCAAATTATTTTGCTGCCATCTGCTCCTCGTTTGACGTAGATCCTTCAATTGCGCTTGAAGACGATGAGGTTTGCGACCTATTGGCCAGTGATCTCATGGACCCGTTGGCTCAGAATCAGGCTCGTCTTGAACAGATCCTTTGTGAAAACTTTTGATCTCATGAACATTTCCTCTGTCAGCAGCTTTACCGTGCAAACAGAAAAGCGTGTTACGGAAACCCGTCGAGACGCTTTTTCTGTTGATGGCCTTCACTGGCGTTACATTCGCAGAGATCGCCAGGGCAAGATTCTTCACTCTTTCTCGATTCTTGAGTCAACTGCACAAATTGCTTTACAGAAAGCATTGCAGTTGCAGCACGACAGGCCTGATCTTGTTCGTGTTGAAGTTCAGAAGTTCTCTTACACGAGAGAGTTTCAAGAAAAGTTGCGACTCATTGCACCCTCCTCTCCGTACACCAACCACTGATTTGTCATGGCTATTGCACAACTGGACATCAATCTCGACAACGATGTATTTGATGGCCGCTCAAATCGCTCGCAGGAGCTTGCTCGAATCTATCGAGAGCTTGCTTCTCGCATTGAAGAATCTCAGCCCTCTGTTGGTGATTCTTTTGTTGTTCGAGACTTCAACGGCAACTCTGTTGGTCTTTTCGAGATCGGTGAAGAAACTCCGTGTAAGACTGTTGACAAGTTTGAGCTTGTCGAGAACATGCGCAAGTATGGCGGCAATTTTGTTAGCAAGCTCGCTGATGCTCTGATTGCTGCAGATCCTCAAAATGCAAAGAGGATCATGGAAGCTTTTCCTGACGTTGTTGAGAAGTATTCCGAATGAGCAAGCTTTGCATTGACTGCAAGTGGCATGAGCCCTTCACGATGTCTTCTTGTCGCATCGAGAGTCTTGATCGCTGCCTAAGGCCGCAGAGTGGGCCAGTTAGCCCAATCTCTGGCCAGCAAGAGAAAAGATTCTGCTCGGTGGAAAGAGCTTACACGCATAGCAAAATGTGCGGCCCTTGCGGTCGCTTCTGGGAACCAGGACGCTGAAGCGCAGGCATCTCGGCTAATTCACTTCTTTGTTTTATTTTCACTTAGATCAATGACTGTTTTTACTTTCGACCACGCCCAGGAGATTCTAGCTGCGCAAGAAAAGCGTGGCTTTGACAAGAAAAAACTCGCCAACAACACTTACCTCACCAAGAAGGACGATGCTTTTGTCATTCGTCTTCACGATACTGACATTGTGAAGATCAAAGAAGAGAGCAGTCAAACCTTCTTTACTGTCAACACTGACGGCTGGATGACTTCTGCAACAAAAGAACGCATCAATTCTTTCACGCCCCTGCGAATCTTTCAGAAGCGTGGCGTTTGGTACGTCCATCAGCAAGTTGATGGACGAGAAGAGGTTGTGCAGTTCTTTGATGGAATGACTGTTGATCAGTCGGGGCGAGTGGTTAATTCTGCCGAGGCTTCTCTTGATAGAATTGAGGTGGGGCGGAAGCTGGATCAGATGATCACGGACTACATCAAGAAGTTCTGTGATCAATCAATCAAAGAGGGATTGCCGCTACCCAATGCTGGAGATTGCTGGCTTTGCAAGATTTACTCACAAGCCAAAAGTGAACAGAGAAATCTGGATGGCATGGATCATGTTTACTCTCACCTAGAGGAAACCTATATCCATGGCAGCTTTCTTGTTTATGCTGCCACCGTTGCAGGCTATAGCAATCCGGGTTTCATCTTTGCGCTCATCCAGCAAGACTGCCAGCGTGGCGACGTGACAATGCTCAAGCGGGTTTTCAGAAGCTTCTTCAAGAAAGTGCGGCAGAAGTTGCTGAAGTTTGCTGAGCAAGAAATTGAGTTGGGGGCGGAATAAAACAAAGTTGGTTTTATCTGTGCTTGACACGGCACTGTCCATGTGGTACAATTAAAGAGTGATGGGCAAGTTCTATCACTCTTTGTTCACTTCTTTCTTTTAGATTGTGGCTTATTTCTCTCGCTTGCAGATTTTGCAGAATCAGGTCGATTGCCGCAATCGGCTCAATGCGGAATCCGAAAAGTTCCGCGCCCAGCTCCAGGAAGTCTTCAGTCGGTTTGTCGGCAAGAAGATTTACAAGTTTACAGGTGGCTCTTTGTCCGCTTCCGTTCTTAAAGCAGTGGAGCCGATAATGGAAGAAGCAAGGGGCAAGGGGTTTCATTGCTGGTTCGAGTCTTTTCCGTTCGGCCCTGTTTACTTCAGTGTCCAAAGCTCCTACAGAACTTCTGACGTTTCAGTTAATTACTGCAAGGCGCAATTCTTTGTTGCGTGTTTCGACCGCGACACCGGCTTGATGACAGAGGAAACTCGCGAGTTCATCAAACATCGCTGTGACTACACATTGGAGGAAATCACCGCTGCTCGCAACAAGATTTCTGAGCTGGAAGAGCAGATTAGCTCTCTGAGGTCGAGTATTGCTGAGTTCAGCTTTGACTACTGTTGATCTTTTTCTTTCTTCAAAATCATGAGCATCTACGACGATCAGCGCGACGCAGACTATCTCGATTCAATGGCTGAACTTGAGCCGGAAGAGGCCGACGAAGACAGTGATTGGGGATGGGGCGGGGTTGAAGAAATCTCGAACGAAGAAAGACATGCCTGCGATCTTTACAACGAGAGGTATGTCATGCCCTACTACGATTGATTCTTCTTTCTCTTTTTTCTTGCACACACTTCTTTTGATTTTCCATCATGTCTGTCGATCTTGAACAGCTCGCTCAAGAGTCTGCTTTGTTTCCCTGGTTAGATAGTGACTGCATGGCGGATCATGCGGTAGATTCAATATTTGTTGATCCCGGTTTCTGCAGCGAGGACTTCCTCGATGAAATCAGCAGCCTGAGAGATTCGGAGGATTTTGGAGACTTCGAGTAAACTGTAATCTTTCTCGCCCCTAGCTTGATTTTCACTTCATCCTTCTCTACCATGGCAATCGACTATCGACAATTTGTTGACGACCGAGTTATTGAAATTGTTCGCATTGGAGTGGGCGAACGAGATATTAGAGCAAGTCGCCACTCTGATTTCAATGACATTAATCCTAGGCAGTGGGATTTAATTGCCCCCGCCGTTTCAAGATATATCGCTCCCGTTGTCAAAGCAGCCGGTTTTCCACTGACAATCTCTTTGTTGATCGGTATTCAGAAAGAAGCTGCTCGTTTTATCAGAGCGGAGGGAGAGGCGAAATGAATGTTCGCGATGAATTTGCTGTCACTCAAATACGAAAGGCAAACCTTGCTTACATCAAGAGCATTGATGATGCTGCTGCTTTGTTTCGAGAGGGCACGCTGGAACCTTTCTGCAAAGAGAATGAAATTGATTTCATCTCTGGGGCGGAGAAGTATTTCTTTCATCGCCCATCAGAAGATTTCTTCGTAGCAGGAGAGGGCGACATTCTCTCTCTCCCGCCAGACTGGCTAGCGCTTGGAAATGAGCTGAGGGGCTTATTCTCCGTGCTTGATGAGGATCTTCTCAACGGTCGCCGATTTGGCAATCATGTGAGAAGTGTCATTGAGATTCCTTTCTGATTTTTACTTCACTCAATTGCTTTAGATCAATGTCTACTTGCTATTTCGGGGCGAAAATGAATCAAGCTCCCGAGCAAAAACTTACCTGGACAAATCTTTCCCGTGGTTTCCAAGGGGGATTTCATACCAGTGACGAGATCACTGTGTTTCAGCTGGGGGCGGAAAGATCAACAATAACTTTCCTGGTGAAAGAGTTTGACGCTCACGAGTCGAACGAATCCTTCTTTGTTCTGCTTTGCACAATCAAAGATTTTCGCTTCGATGATTGTACTCTTGAGAGCAATTGGTGTTTGGGCGAGGATTTCTATCAGGCCCAGCACGCGATTGACTTCGCGGATCATGTGGTCGAGAGTTACAGAAAGTACGGGGATCTTTCGAGGTTGCCAATGAAGGACCTGGACCATTGGGCTTTTGACCGTCTTTGATTTCCATGAAAAAAGCTGATTTTGGTTTTTCTGTTGGTTCTGTTTTTGCTGATGGTAGCAACAACCGGTGGAGAGTTGTTGAGACGAAATCCAATTGCGTTATTCTGCAGAGCTTGTATTTGAACAATCCCAAAACAATGAGGATAAAGCCTAGTCGTCTGCTCAAGTCGTTTACTCAACTGAACTAAGTTTTGCTAGCAAGTTCTTGCTTGCTTTTATTTGTGCTTGACACCGCACCCGTCATGTGTTACAATTAAAACATGGCGGGCAAGGTATGCTCGTCTTTGTTCACTTTCTTTTTTCAGATCAATGACAAAACAAGATTATGAATTGATCGACCTTGTGGTTGATCGAATCAACTGGGACAAAATCCAGTCTATTTTTTCTTTTCTTGACTGGAAGTGGGCGATTGTTGGAACCAGCGAATACAGGGTTCCGCTTGTTGCAGACCTGAGAGAACAAGCTTCTCGACTGTGCAGAGAGGCAATTTGGCAAAAGACAACTGTTTCCGCTGGTGGGCTCGAAGCTAAGTACAGCGAACTTGAGGACAGGCGTGTTTTGTCGCTTCGCTTGGTAGTCAACGAGGTTTCCGAGACTGATTACCTGCAGTCTTTTTACGACAGGTAATCTCACAAGCCAAAATCAATCAATTCGTTTTCACCATGCAAGCCATCAACAACTTTCTCGCCAGCAGCAAATTTCCCGTGGCCCTTGCGGTTCTTGCGGTTTTTCTTTTGATTCTCGGATCTTTCTGGGGTCAAGAGAAGCAACTGATGCAGCGTTGCGAGCAAAGAGACAATGTTGTTTCTTGCCGCCTTCAGATTGTGGGGCGCTGATCTTTTCACTTTTTTCATTTACTTCTTCTCGCCATGACACTTCTTTCTGGAATCGACTACGGCCACAAAATGACGAACATCGACAGCGAAACAGGTATTCGCTATGGGGTGATTAATAGCAACAGATTGGCTTCTCACGCTTGGGATGAGATAACCGCCAGCGGTACAGATTTGGATTATCGAGATGCCATCGAGGGATTGACCCAAGATTTGACCAACAGCCTAAAATCTGTCTTGGCAGATTATGACTCTGGCTTTGACTGCAGGCAGGCCGCAGAAGGAATTGTGGAAGAGCTGGACCTGAATCTTGAGTCTACCGGCGATTGCACCAGATACGAATACTCTGATGACGACGTAACTTTCACGGTCTGCTCTGACGGAGATATTTTCGTAACCAAGTCTAAGTTCTATGCGCTCCGTGGGTTTTGTTCGCCGTGTGCGCCGGGGGCGGGACATTTGGAAAGTGACGGCGAGGTTATGACGTATTGCTTGGGGCCTGATTGGTTTGACTCAGATAACCCAATGCCGTACTCCTGCTTCAGTGTGGAAAATGACGCGGAGGTTGCCTAGTCATGATTGATTACGACCATCGCTTTCAGTTGAGATTTTTCTGCATTGAGGAAGACGATTCTATAAATTATGTCTCGGAGGGCTTCTTTGAGACACTGGAGCAGGCTCTTGATCGTCTTGAAAATATAGGCTCTCGATGGATTTTCTATCCCCATGCGGATATTGTTCATCAGGGCAAAGTCGTTGAAACCTTTATTTCCCCAGAGCAATGATCGAATCCTTCAAGGTCAATCAGCTTACAGTCGAGATCCATCAAGACAGCGATCCCATGGACCCTAGAGAGTGGGATAATGTTGGCAAGATGGTTTGCTGGCATCGCAGGCATCTTCTCGGAGACGAACAGCCAAAGTGCTCGCCGTCCGAGTATTTGTTTCAATTGATGCGTGAAAGAGAGTTCGACAAATATCGAAAGTATCTGCCCGATGAAGAAGTCGTGGGCGAGGAAAACATCAGAAAGTACATCGAGAAGCATTTTTATGTTTTGCCGCTGTATCTTCACGATCACAGTGGAATCACGATGTCAACTTCTAGGCTTTCCTGCCCCTGGGATAGCGGGCAAGTTGGGTTTATTTACGCTCCGATGGAGTGTGACGAATATCCTGACATGGAGAAAGGATTAGTTGGAGAAGTCGAGATCTATGATAAGTATCTGCAAGGCGATTTTTATGTTTACGACATAAAGGATGAGCATGGCAACGTGCTCGATAGCTGTGGGGGTTACTGCGATTTTTCCGATTGCAAAGAGCAGGGCGGGATTGAGGCTGAGTCTTTGTCTCAGAAGCTTTGCGTTGCTGCTGGTATCTAGTTTGTCGGGGGCGAAAAGTAAAAGTCTCTTTTATTTGTACTTGACATTCGCCCCTGCGTAAGGTACAATTAAGACATGGCAGGCAAGGTCTGTCATGTCTTGTTTCTTCATTTTTATCATGAAAACAATTCATCTGACTGTTCAGCTTCGCATCAATGACAATGCTGATCCGTACGAAGTTGCGGAAAATCTTGATTACAGTTTTACGCACGAAGACATTCTCGACACCGAGATTGTGAATGTCTGCGACGAAAACAACGTAGACATTTTCTAGTTTCTGCTCTTGCTGTTTATTTTTTTCTGCTATGGCAAACGATCTCTGGCCCCATGGTTTTCCTGGGGAAGATTTTGAGCAGTGGATCTCAAGCTGCCCAGTCGAATGGATAAGATTGGAGGTTGCTGAGGGCTCGGCAACTTACAAGTTTATCCTGCCCGAGCAGGAGGACGACGACGAAGAAAAAGGTCCATTCGAGGCCTATCTTCTTGTGGAAGATTGCCGAACTGGGCAAGAGTGGGTTGTGGAGTTTGACGAAGATTCCACACTTGATCTCAGGGAGCAGGTTGAAGCATGGGCCGAAGAAGAGTTCTGCGGAGAGTTGAGGATCGCTGGTGAATTAACGCCAGCCCTCCAAGGCGATTATTACGCCCAAATCAAAACAGATTGGAGCCCGAAAAGCTCTGTTGTTTGCTGGGAGTCTGGGGGATTTTACCTCAGGGAATCTCAGCCTCCTTTCTAGTTCCTTTCTATTGGTTTTAACATGTCTACTTACGAGCAACAAGATCCTTTTGGTATTTCAGTCCTGGAAAAAGCAAGCAAGACCTTTCCGGGTTTCGCAATTACAATTTCTCATTTACCTGTCAAGGTCAATGACGAAGTTTGTGAGTATCAGTGGTTCGGCACCGTTTACAATGTTCAGATGGAGGTGGTTTTCGAGGTCTCCCACTGCGACTGTCTTGAGGAGGTTTTGTTTGAATTGTCTCGCCAGATGGCTTATTATTAACGCAATTCTTGACCTCTAGTTGCAGAATCCTAGCCCTCTTTCTAGTTTTTAACTCTTTTCATTTTTACCCATTTTACAATGGCTCTCATCACTTTTGACTACAAAATTTCTTGGGACAACTTCCAGGATCTTTGCTGCACCGCTGGTTTCGGCGGTATCGACGGGTGGGCCCACAAGTGGCACCTGAACAAAGAAAACAGAATGTTTACGATTGTGGACGAAGAGTTAGTACATCACTATGTTTCTCAGGCAAAGGTTGAGCAGGTTGTTGCCGATCTCTATAATCGCAAGAAGCCTTGCCCAGAGACAACCTGGAAGTCTATTGAGTGGGCAGTTCTCGAAGATGAGTACGGGGAGATTGATGCAGGCGATGTTGACATCATCTTTCAGTATGCTTGCTTTGGGGAGATTGTTTATGGTTGAGTTTGTTGGGGGCGGATAAAACAAAGTACGATTTATTTGTACTTGACACCGCCCCTTGCATGTGTTACAATTAAGGAGTGACGGGGCAAGGTCTGTCACTCTTTTGTTGTTTTTTTCTTTTTTCATTTTTTCAAGCCATGAGTTCTGTGGTTTTTTCTTCGGCTTCGGCCACCTGTTCTATTCCGCCCTCTCTTGCAAGTGTCAACGAAATTGCGCTATCCGTCTACGATTACTTGGTAAATCATCCAGAAGAAATCAATGACGACCTCAATGATCTTGGCGATGACTCGGATGAGTTTGTCGAAAACATCAGCAGCTACTTAAGTCTTGATCGAGGCGTTCTTCAGATTGGCTATTCGACCGACGAGTCATTTAATGACAACTCGGCTGTTTTTGATTTTCTCTCGCATCATTTTTCCTGTTTGCAAACCTCTCTTTTTATGAAGGTTGTCTGGATTGTCGCAGACACTAAATCCTATTCTGCGGGGACGGATTACTACGACAGATCGGGGCAGAGGATTAACGTGGATTTTATACTAGCCGGTGTTCTTGGTAGCATCACATACTGATTCTTTCCCACTTGTTTCTCAAGACTCATGAAGACCTACAAGCTTCAAATCAGAGAGCATTTCGAGTTTGGCGGAAACGGGATCGTCTTTGTTGGCGGTCTCGGTGGCCGGGATTATTTTGAGCCTGGTCTGAGCGGCGAGCAGATTGCTCACGACATTCTTGAGCATCCGGCAGCCCCACACCCAAATGGAATCATCGACGAATTACTGGCTTTAGGGGGTTTTCTTGCTGGAAGAATCCAACATGGTTATATGAATCCGGGCGGGAGAGAATTGTCAATGGATGATCTTGGATCGGATATTTCCTTTATGGCAAAGAGCTGCCTTGATAATTCCGTGCCTTTCTGTGCCAAGCCTTGCAATAGTTTTCTCAGAGATTCCGAGACGATGGAGGCTATCAGGAAGTCCGTCGTGGGCGGACTCAGAGAAGCGTGGCAGGAATATTGCGACAACAAAATGCTGGAAAACAACAACATTGAAGATCTCTTCGATGTAGATTCCACGGTTGGCTGGATCTGCAAGGGAGTTCAGGTGTTCAGGAAGAGATTTTCTTCCGTGAGCATTTTTGATTTATCAAATTACTTGTTTCCCGCCATTGCAAAAGAGTGCGACAAGTGGCTGCAGGGCGATGTTCAAGTTGGCGATGAGGCAAAGTTGATTGTTGATATTTCTGGAATGAGAGCGGAGCTAATTGAAGAGCGCGACTATTATTGATTGTGTGGGGGCGGGAAAATGAAAGTATGATTTGTTTGTACTTGACAGCGCCCTCTGCATAGTGTATAATTAAGACAGGTGGGCCGAGGTCTGCCTATTTTCTGTTCATTTCTTTTTTCTCATGTCAGTCAAGACTTTCGACCAGCAACTTTTTTCCCGCACTCTGGGAAATTGCGAGATTGAGTTCTGGGCCGATCCCTTCACGCGAGGTGAGTTCAACGAGGCTGCTGATAAGTGGCTGGAAATACTCAATGAGTGCCAGCTGAGGGGGACCTGGCAAATAAACGGGCTTCGATTTATGGGCGAAGTCTGCGAGACGATTTCTGACACCAGGGGAATTGTCTTTGAGGTCAAGAAAGATGAGGGGCGGTGGAAGTTTGAAGCCTCCTGGAATGGTCAATTATTGTCATTTGACTTTGGGGCGTATGATTTTGCCCCACGCCCAGCGATTGTCGCTTCCGTCAGGGCTTTCTTTTCCTGCTGATTCTTCACAAGCCAAATTGCCTTCAGCGGAGATAGGCACCGCACATTTTTAGATCAATGACGCAAACTATCTGGGTTACAGAGCTGGAGCTTCAGGGATCCAGTGGCTGGGATTGGCGTTACAGCAAAGAAGAGGCTTTGGATGTTGCGAGAAATGATTTCAAGGTATGCGCCGATGCCCCCGATTTCTTGGGCTTCGCTTTTCATCGGATGGAAGTTGCGGAGGGGTTGGATCGTGATCAAATTCAAGCATACCTTGAGGACGCAGGGCTGATCTTTGATCGCACTGATATTCAAATAAACAACTGAACCTTCCTCCATCCTTACTCATTTCTTTTAGATCAATGACTGCTCAGCCATCTTTTCATTGCATCGCCAACATCGGTGATGCCACCCCACTTGTTTATGGCGGGGCTTTTGTTCTTGTCGATCTTCGGGGCTGCTACGATCCCGAGCTTTTGATTCTTGAGCCAGAAGGAAGTGATCGCTATGGCGATCCTACAAGTTGGGAGCGTTACGCGATCATCTGTGATCGACTGACGGCCATCAAGAATAAGACGGGCGAATATGTAGCGCTATCCGACAATCCATTCCATGTGGATCATCCTGCATGGTTTGGAACAGAAGAAGATTTGCAATCTCTTGCAAGTTTTGCTGGCATGTCTGTTCACGAACTTGTACTTGAAGCCACTTCTTCAAATCCCGTGCATCGGGCAAGTTTTTATCGAAGACTGCTCGACTGTCATGGCCCTGTCAATTTTGAAGCGGAGCCAGAAGAGATGAGCAGGAAAGAAGCCAAGGCACTTTGCTTAGCCATGGCGGGGCAAATTGTAGAAGCCAGGTCGTGGCACGATGGTTGGATAATTGAATAGCATTTGAACTTGTATTTTCTCGCCCCCTCTCCACAATGTTCAGCTTAGTTCAAGCCTTTCGTGTCAACGGACTAAAAGTTGAGATCATGATGGATCTCGACAACGAAGAGAGTCTTCCTGGGCAGCTTGGAAGTTACTGCTACTTTGTTGATCTACAGGAAGCGGCTTCCGAGTGTTGCTTCGGCTTCGACTCATTTCTTGAGTGCATAGCAGAAGCAATAAGAGTTGCTGAATCGTTTTAGTTTTCTTTTCTCGCCCCCCATCATTTCTTTTGCCCCCCCATGGAAAGTCTCACCATGCTTGAGCTATCTAGAAAGATTGCTCACTTCGAGAAGTTGCTGCAGCGCTATAGAAGACTGAAGGACTGGTACAAAGTTGATAGAGTCGCCGATCAACTGGAAAGACTCCAGGAGAGACATGACGCAGAACAGAGAAGGCTGCAGCACGAACAAGATATGAAGGAGCTTAGCGACTGGTACGATGATGAAAAGAACAGAGATGCCTATACTTCAAGAATCATAGACGAGCAGTTTTCTGATATGGTTGTTTAGCTTACAGCTTCTTGCCCCTCTATCAATCCTCATCATGGACTCTGATAAGATACAGAAAAAGATTGAAAAAATAGAAGAGAAGGCCAATCAGCAGGTTGACAATCTAGCAAGAGAATACTTTGATCAGGTAGTTGTTCCTTTTTGCAAGAAGTATAGCTTGACGTTTACAAGTGGCATGGGCCTGCTTGCATTTAGCTTCGATGAATATGATTTGATGTTTCACGCGGCCAGCGACATTCCCGATGCTGAAGACATCGCGGAAATTCACGAAGAAGACCTGTGCGGATACGAAAAGTTTGCCTTAAAGTTTCCGGGGGCGAAAAAAGAGATGGAGGAAATTTACAAGGTTGTCTACTTAGTAGTCTTTGAGTTTGAGCTTGGTTTTAGTATGCCGTGCTATAATCCCCGAGTGATCATTTAGTTTACATTTTCTCGCCCCCCCATCACTTCCTTCCCATCATGTCTACTTTATTTGATCTCGCCCCCAACAACCAAATACGCGCAATTACTTTGCGCCTAGCCCTGATAAAGCATCGGGGCGACATTGAGGCTCAGCAACGAGAGTTCAAGCCATGGGGCGAAACAGAATATCAGCAAAAGATAGAAGAGATTGATGGATTCTTGTTTTACATAGATCAAGCGGTGAGGGACGAAAGGTCTATCAGTGCGGAGATTGTTTATCCGCTGCCAGAGGTTGGCAAGGTTTATGGGCAGTGGAAAGTGCTCAAGCTGCAAAACGGTCTTGTTGTCGCCACCAGTTCTATTGACGAGGCGACTGAGTGGGTTATGAGCATCGCTGAGTTTTGGAGGAAAGCAAAGTAGTTTCTTTCTTTCTTAAATAGTGTGTGTCTGCGCTGTGCTCGTAAGAGCATGGCGCATTTTTCTTGGCTTTCTGCAACTTAAATCAGCAAACACTTTGTCCCCGCCCCCCTCATCTCTTCAATCCCCGCCCCCATCGAGAATCGCCTGCAAGGCTGTTTGCCCCCTTGGCAAGGTGTTTCCCCGTCAAAGAGGTTAGAGGGCTGTTCCTGAGGCTCCTGGGCGTCGATCCGAGAGATTGCCAGCAGCAGAAGAAAGCGTCGGGGGCGAGAAAGAGATTCTCCATCAAAGATTGCAACTTCTTTGTCTTTGAAGTAGATTCTCGAAGTAATTGCAGGGAGCGAGTGAGCTACAAAATTAACAGTGCTTTGCGAATGACAAACGCTGAGGTTTATAGAAGACTGAGATCAGTCAAGAGAATGCTGCTAAATAAAAATCAAGTATTAGTTTACGATAAAGAGATATTCAGTCTGCCCCTACAAGCTCAAGACGAAGCTTCTTTTTACACTGCTCTTGATCACAACAAAAGACTGTTTAGAAAGGATGTGTTTTTAAGTGAAATATTAGACCGCCCCCAACTGTTCAACCGCAGCAACTTTTCTTTAATGTCTGTGCAGCAATATGTGCAAGATAACAGTGAATCTATCTGCAAGAGCTTCTCTGTAACAGCAATGCTGTTCACAAAGTATCGCAAACAAAAGGATGTTGTAAAACATGTCATTGTTTGCCTAGGTAGTATTTACCACGCCCCCCGAGTCTTCTATCGAGACGAATCATCAGGTAGAGTTGTTTATCAGAAGTCTACAGAATATATGGATCTATACTGAGTTTACAGTTTCCCGCCCCCACCACTTCTTTTTTCTCATGACTAACAACTTTGCAAACCTTGATGATTCTGATGAAGTGCAAGCAACTGATCGAATCATAGATGTTGAAAGTAATTCACAAATGAAAAGTTTCCCGCCCCACGATGTTGATTCTGTAATTGATGAAAATGATGCAGATGATGAACTGTTTGATGATGATGAGAATAGTTTCTCGCGTAATGAAGAAGATTTGGCTGATGAGGATATTTCTAGCTCTTTACAGGATCCATATTCCGCTACTAACAAACTACAGTCATGGGATTACAGGTCACGGTTAGCCCCGAGAGAGGGAGAGAAAGATTTTGCGATGTTCTGCTTGTATCGTGATTCGGGGAGTGGAAGATCAACAAAATACATATCTTTAATCTACAATTTATCAGAAACCAGAGTGCTCAAGATAGCTGCAAGGGACAACTGGGGCAAAAGAGTTGCAGATTATGATAAGTATCAACTACAGCTACTGATGAAAGAAGAGAGTAATCAGAGGGCGCTGGAGCATAAAAAGAAGTTGGAGGAATATAGATTACAGCAAGAGTTTCTTGGGCGCAGTTTAACTGCAGATGCTGCCAAGCTGGCTGCAATTGTAAGTAGAAGCTTGGATAAGTTTATTGCTGCTGACGGTGATATAGATATAAAAGATGTGCCCGGCATTCTAGCCGCTGCGTCGAAGGCGGGAGACATCGGCAGGAATCTCCAGGCAAGCAGTCTTGGGGTGGATCAGTTGTTAGCTGCGTTGGAAGAAGTGGAAGATTAAAGTTATTGCTGCAGTGTTCACAAGCTAAAAGTTTGTTGCGTGGCTGAGTCTCGCTGGGGGGTTCTTGGTTGCTTCCGTTTCCCCCATACCCTAAAGGACAAAATTCGACACCCCTTGAGACTCATTCCGTTGGAAGGGATTTACGAACTGTAGTAATCACGTTTGCGTTGTGCTTTTTATGATGAGCACTGGGTTTCTTTGCTCGCCCACAGAAAAACGGTGGTAAAATTTGCATAGTCCTGAGACAAGCTTTGGGACAAATGAGACACGACTTTCGAGGCTTTCTGTTGTGGGCAGAAAAGAATTTCAGGGGCTTTTACTTTCATCTGAAATCTCAAAAACAGAACTTACTATTGTCATGTATCTGCTGGATATGTGCAATGAATGGGGTTTTACTACTGAATCGGCGAGTACGATTGCAGGGTTCTTTGGGGCTGACACTTCTAACACCTATGCAAGAATCAGGAAACTTAAAAAGCTTGAGGTGATAAAAGAGGTTGAATACAATGGGCGCAAAGGCTTAATGGTTAGTCCTATTTATTGCTACGCTGGTAGTTTGAAGCTGAGAAGATTCAGGTCCAGGCTTTGGTCAAGTGAAACACTTTACACAAAAGTATTCCCTAATTCTTTCTATGGCCCTCCCGTCTTAGATCGCAAAACACTTGTTTATCATTCAGCGGATAAAGTTGGGGCGAAGAAATATATTGTCGATAGAAGCTGATTCATTCATTCATTCACATTCACTTTCTCGCCCCCCGACTTTGCAACTGAGCGCAGTCACCATTCACTTTCAACATTCACATTCACATTCACTTTCTCGCCCCCAACTTTCTTTATTGGCCGCGGCCACCATTCACATTCATTTATTCACAGCTGCATTCATTCATTCACAGCCATTCATTCATTCATTCATTCACAGTCACCATTCATAAGACATTCACAGTCACCATTCACCATTCACATTCACAGTCACCATTCACAGTCACAAAAGACAGACACTAAGGGCAGACACTAAGGACAGACACAAAAGACAAAAGACAAAAGACAAAAGCCGAGAGACAAAAGACAAAAGCCGAGAGACAAAAGACAAAAGCCGAGAGACAAAAGACAAAAGCCGAGAGACAAAAGACAAAAGCCGAGAGGCGAGAGACAAAAGCCGAGAGGCGAGAGACAAAAGCCGAGAGGCGAGAGGCGAGAGCCGAGAGGCGAAAGGTTACAGCTAAAGGTTTGAGCAAGCTGGAGCAAGCTGGAGCAAGTTACAGGCGAAAGGTTACAGCTAAAGGTTTGAGCAAGCTGGAGCAAGCTGGAGCAAGTTACAGGCGAAAGGTTACAGCTAAAGGTTTGAGCAAGCTGGAGCAAGCTGGAGCAAGTTACAGGCGAAAGGTTACAGCTAAAGGTCAGGGTGAAACCTATAAAGTCTGCTGCAGCGGTTCGGATTAAGAACTTAATTCTCGCGATTCTCGCCGGTAGGCTAGGTGTGTCTGCCCGTTGGCACTCCAGCCAGAATCGACGCGGAAACCTTAAAAACCTGCCCGCTTGCCCCTATCGCTTGACGTGTGGCGCCGATGGTGCCATTATGGACAGTGAACCTAGACAACTAGCTAGCCTCAGTCAGTCCGACCCATTGGGTCGGGTATAGCCGCGCGCGCGCTCCACTGCGCGTCGCGATTGGGCGGATCGGATCCGCCGCGCGACCCTTGCCAGACACCGAGTCTGGCTTTCTTTAGATCAACCATGGCACGCGCCAACCGCACCAGCACCAGCACCAGCCAGCACCAGCCCGAGCACCAGCCCGAGCACCAGCACCAGGGCCCCCGCACCGGCCCCTTAGGTGGCGACTGCGTCACCATCCAGCCGCCCACCGAACCCAGCACCGAGCCCGCAACCGATCCCACCACGGCAACCGCCCCGCCGTCTTTGCTGGAAATCCTCCGCCAACTAACACCACCGCCAGCCCCTAAAGGCCCCAAGGCCCCCAAGACGACAAAGGGAGCAGAGCCCGCCGGTTTTGGTGTCAGCCTCTCACCGCCAGCCCTTGCCGCACTCCAGCAACAGCAAAGCTACGCCAGCCGTTGGAGTGAACGCAGCTGGCGAACCTATCGGGCTTCCAACGCAGACAAGCTCCACCCCGACCAACGTTTCTGGGAAATGCCCGCATATCGCGCCCAAGGTGAGCCCGTGCCCTCCCTTGTCGCCCCCTCCCCTGCGATCCACAAACCCGAGCCCACGGATCGAGTCGAGCAGCACAAATGGCAAGCAACCATAGCCGCCAACCTATGGGGGATCAGTGCAGCCGCTTTGCTAATTCGCAAAGGTCGCCTCTCAATCGGTGATGCCCTGTTACTCATGAAGGCCAACGGCGCCCTATTCAAGGACCAGGGAGCAGCCCTCACCGCCTGTCAGAAGGCGATCCCCGGTTACAGGCTCCGGTGGGCAGACAATGGCGCACTGGAAATCGATCCAGAGCACAAACTCACCGAGAACGACCTTACGCAAGCCCTTGCGGACAGGGCGACAGCTGACATCAAGGCCGCTCAGGTTCAATAACAGCCAGCGCCTGGAACCACGGCCCGGTAGTTAATCCTGCCGGGCTTTATCCTTCATTCTTTAATTAAACCGACCCGGTAAGGGTTGCCCTTGCTAGGTAACTAGATGGGGTAACCCTGCCAAGTAGGGGCAGACGCCATCCCCCCACCCCTAAATTTTTTTTACCTATTCCAACCAGCTCTCTTCAACCTATTCCCTCTCGCTAATTTTTTTTACCTATTCTCACCAAGTCTCTTCCACCTATTTCTCTAGCTACATCAACTCTCATTTATCTCAACAACGCAATTACTTTATACCCCCATCACTCTGAAAAAAATCGATTTTCGCAACTTTTTCAAGCCCATGTCTCGAAATTTTTTTTAGTGTCTATTTCACACAGACACTTATACTTATATTGAATCTGTAAAGTTTTCAGCCCGGCTGTTCCCCCATTGCATCAATTTTCTCTCGCCCCCACTGGATTTCTTCTTAGGCTGAGCTATGCTGCTTCTCGCCCCCGCTGCATTTGCTCGGCTTCATGAAAACCGAAAAAATTGATCCGCTGTTCAGAGTTGCGCTAATTCGCAGAACTGAAGAGCCGCAGAGGTGCATTTACGCTGCGATGCACCAGGATTACTGTGAAGATTTTATTGCTGATCAAGAACTGCCCGAGGAGCGCAAGGCCGGGGCGATTGCAGTTAAAAGATTGCTGAGTGGCGATAGGGGGCATTTTGGTTGCACGGAGCATCCACAAATTACTTTGAATGTGGGGTGGTTTCCTCACTCTGCAATGCAGCAGGCGAGAACGCATCGGATTGGGGTTAGCTTTGACGTTCAGAGTGGGCGTTATACGGGGCAGAGGATTCTTGATGCTGCAAGTGGCAAGCGAACTGTTGAAGAAGTATTTTACCTTCGCCCCCCTCAGAGATATAGAGACCGCGACGGGGCGGATTACGAATACACAGAGGAAGATAGAAAGATTGATCTAGCTAGGTGTTATGACGCTGCATGTCACTACGCCCATCAAATCAGACAGGGCAAGGCTGAAGAGCAGGCCCGAGAGCTTATACCTTATGCAATTCGCCAGCATTTTGTGGTGAGCTTTAGCATGAGGGCGCTGATGCACTTTCTCGACCTCAGGGCTAAGCTTGACGCCCAGCAGGAGATACGCTGGCTCTGCGATCTGATGTGGCCTCACTTTGTTGATTGGGCGCCTGAGATTGCACAGTGGTACGAAGAGAAGCGCCTGCACAAAGCAAAACTAGCCCCTTAGTCAACAGGCCAGCGACAACATGCCAGCAAAAGCCCGCAGCGCAAGATATGCAGACAGAGCAGCTCTGCAATCGCTCGGGCTTTTTCATGATACGTCGATGCTCAAGGCATTAAAAAGAAAAAACAACAATGCTCTGAGCGTAGACGAGATCGAAGATCGAATTGTTGCAGATCTTCTCCCACATCAAAAAGATTTTGTTTGCAATTTCGATACAAGGTATATCCTTTACGTGGGTGGATTGGGTTCAGGAAAGTCTTATAGCAGTGTCGCCAAGGCAATACTTTTAGCTTTTAGGAGTCAGGGGCATACTCACATTTATCTTGAGCCCACCTACGTGATGTTGAACGACATCGCGATTCCGACGTGGAACTCATTTCTTCATAAATACGATATTCCTTTCACGCACCGAGTTTCCCCTCAGCCCAGCTACACCTTGCATCTGCCCGAGGGGGACACCACAATCCTTCTCCGCCCCCTCATGAACGTGGAGCGCCTGGTGGGCATCAACGCTGCCTCCCTGGTGATTGACGAGGCGGATACGGTCAAGCAGGAGGTCGCCGAGGCGGCCCTGGTCAAGTTGCAGGGGCGGGTTCGTGTAGGGAGTTGTCCGCAGATTTGCTTTGTGTCTACGCCGGAGGGGCGGAAGTTTATTTGGGGGTTCTTTGAGAAAAATAAAAGCGATGACAAACAGCTTTACAGAGCGGATACTAGAGACAATCCTTACCTTGATCAAAATTACGTCAAGGACTTGCTGGAGAAGTATCCTGCAAACTTGGTTGATGCCTATGTGAAGGGCGAGTTTGTTAATCTTGAGACGACGACCGTGTTTAGTGAGTTTGAGAGAGACAGGCACTTTACAAATATCTTTTGCCCCGAGGCCAACGAGCCAATCCTCATCGGGTGCGACTTCAACGTGGGCAAGGTTTCAAGTGTCTATGCCGTTATGCGCCCCCTGCCTTCTGGGGGCCAGGCTTTACACATATTTGACGAGAACATCTCTAGGGACACTTTCTCGCTCGCGGAGCATATCAAGCGGAAATACGCTGCTCACGTTGCAAGAAATATGGTGATGATCTATCCTGATAGCTCGGGGTCACATGCTAGCACGTCGTCCACCATGAGTGATCACGACATTCTGAGAGAGACGGGGGCAAAAGTTATAGCTGAGCGCCGAAATCCCCCAATTGCGGAAACTGTGGGGCACGCAAATAATTGCTTTAACAAGGGGCAGATTTTTATCAACTGTTCCTCGTGCCATGAATCTGTAGAAATGCTTGAAAACTGGGGTTACGATAGTTCCCTGAAGCCAGCAAAGGGTGGAAAATTGGACTATTCTCACTTTGGCGACGCCTTAAGGTATCTCGTCTGGCAAACAATGCCAAGGCCTTCGATTGGGCTTGGGCGAGGGCAGCGTTGGAGATAGTTTACATTTTCCCGCCCCCCTTGATTTCCCCCTTGCGCCCCCAACTGCGAAGCTTTTTCTGCTGTTAGAGTGTGAATAGTGCTGCGAAGAAACAGTGGTCATCGTTGGTAACTCTCTGATCCCAAATGCTGATGACGCCCTGGGGTTAAACCCGTTTGACCGGCGGCACCCAGAGCTGGAAGCGAATGTTGAGGGGGTTACGGGCGTTGCTGAATACTCGATCGAGCAGGCTCAGCAGCTGGAAAGGCTGTCTCCGATCAAGTTTTGCACCCTGCCCGAGTTCTTCCTGTACGAAGCGACTAGCGAATATATCCCCAAGGATCACCTTGAAGAGCCAGAGTCCTATGACGTTCGCAAAACTAGAGCACAGAGCAGCTTTGAGCCATTCTATTCGCATCTTCGCAACCTTACAATTGGTACAGCCCTTCGCAAAGGCGTTGTAATTCCTGAGGATGTTGATGGGTCGTGGGGCAATTTTTTTGAAGATTGCGATCTTGAGGGGCATTCTTTAACTTCTTACACCAAAGAGCTTTTTACAGCAGCTGTTGATGCGGGTGTTGCGGGTATTTGGGTCGAATATCCGAAGCTTCCTACCGACCTGAGCGCGGAAGAGGAGAAAATTCTTAACCCTCGCCCCTATTTCGTCTTGATCAAGTGCGACCAAGTGCTTGAATGCAGGCACGATATTTTCAGTGCGGAGATCCTGGGGCAGTCACTTTTTGGTTCTTTTCCCACATATTTGCGTATTAAGGGGGAAATTCGCCGAAAAAGTGCTACAAATGAGTTCTTTGAGGAGGTTTTGCCCGCTGTTTTCGTTTATGACATTGTAGAAATTGGGGAAGATGGCTTTTCCGAGGTAAATGACACGCTTCGCCCTGTTTCTCCTGGCCGCAGAGTTCGCTGCAGGACGTATGTAAAGCAAAATGTACCCGGAAATACCGATAGGTATCTTCAAGAGGGGGAGGAAAGGTATCTTTCTATCCCGTTTATCCCGTTTGTGCCTGTCCTTGGGGGTGAAAAAGAAGCATTTTTCCGTGCTCGCCCCCTTCTTCTTGATATTGCGCGGCTAAATCTGCATCACTGGGCAGTTTCCGCTGATCTTGCGGAGTCAATTCACCTTACAGCCTCGCCCCTTTTGACAATGACGGGCGTGCGTGCCGACGATGAAGTAAAAGCGGGGTCTGGGCGAACGCTTTCTTCTCAAAATTCCGATGCAAGATTTGGGATGATTAGTGCAAGTATGGAGGGGGCGGAAGTTACGCTTAAAAATCTCGACAGAATCGAGAAATCAATGGAGCGATTGGCCGCAGTTGCAATGACAACGGGCAAAACGCAGGCCGAATCCGGTTTTGCGAAGCTTCTTGACCGTTCTCAAAGCGATTCTCAGCTTGCAGTTCTTGTTCAGTCGCTTGAAGACGCTCTGAATAGGGCGCTTATGTATGCTGCGGCTTACAGAAACTACTCTGCAGTTAAGATCGCAATTAGCAAGAACTTCATTCCGGTTAAACTGCACTCGCAACAGGTAATGGCTTATAGCTCTCTGTTCAAGGATGGGGTGATAACCATTGAGCTGTTCATGCGTATGCTTGAAAGCGGGGAGCTTTTTGAGGGCATTCCTGGTTTCAGCGTGTCAGATATTATCGAAAAAATGGGACTCAAGGGGACTGAAACTATCAGGGAGCTGATGGGGGCTGGCGAGGGGACCCCTGCCGATGGGCGATCTTCTCGTCTCCGCGTTGAAGTAGACAACACGGCCCCAACGAGCGAGGGCGCCGATAGAGAAGTCTTGGAGCCGGGGTTTGAACCAAGCGAAGCTTGAGCTATAGTTCTTTCACCGACAACAATTCCGTATGGCTTTTGAGACTCTTGACGAAGCAAACAGTGCTTTCAAGTCCCTTGAGGATCGGCTTAACGCCCTGGAGACCGAAAACACGAAGCTGAAGGCCACGAAGGAAGGCCTGCAGGGCGATCTCAGGAAGCGCAAGCAGATTGCCACCTTCCTGAAAGTGGCTGGCATCGAGCTGACGCCTGACATGAGCGACGAAGAGATTGCCGAGAAGGTGTTGGCCCTCAAGGCTGCGAATGCCTCCGAGGAAGGCGAGGAAGGCGACGGTGGCGGCGCTGGCGGGGGGCAGCCCCAAGGTGGACAACAGCAGCCTAAGGGGCAGCAGCAGCCTCAGGGGCAGCAGGCCTACACCAACCCCTCTGACGCCGTGGATACGGTTGTGAAAGCGGAGATGGCCTCCCTGAAGCGGCGACTGGAAGAGCAGAACAAGCGGATCATCCAGGCCGAGCAAGAGCGTGATCGCGAGCGTGAAAGCCGCCGTGCAACGCTGCTTGAGCAGAAGGTAATGGATGAGCTGGCTCGTGTTGATTGCAGGAAGCCGGGGCATCTGTTCAAGCTCAAGAAGGAGGACTTCCGTTTGCTTGAAGATGAGGAAACGGTTGTTTATGGACCCCAGGACGATCCGGTGTCTCTCAAAGATGCCGTGAGCAAGCTTCGCGAGGATGACGACTACTCGATTTACTTTAATGGCTCGGGAGCTACCGGCTCTGGCATGGCTCCGTCTCGTACTCCTGCTTATACTTCTGCGAACAACCCGTTTGCTGTTGGATCAGTGAATGCAACTCTTGTCGCAGAAATGGTCAACGGAGGACACAAGGAGAAAGCTGCGCGACTTTTCCGTGAAGCTCGCGCTGCTGGCAAGCTTGATCCGACTCTGGCAAGGGCGATGGGCAGCATGTTTGGTTGAGTGAGAAACGAATTTCGCTACAACAGGAGGTATGGGCGCAGAACTGTTGCAAAGTGGTCTCGCGGGGGTTACAGAAGCCGCCGCGCTGCCTCTTCTTCAACACGTTCTTATGCGAGAACCAGAGGCTATTCTTCTTCTCGTCCCACACCTTCTTCTGTTCAGCCAGTTTCCTCTCCCGTTCCTCGTGGAAGCGGAGCCTCCTATCGGCCTAGCAACGAGTCTTCTCCGCTAATTGGAATTTTTATTTTACTGTTGGCGGCTTTGCTGGGTCTATTGCTTTCTTTTTTTTGAGCCATCCTTTTGCCGCCCCCTCCTCTTCCCGGAGGGGGCTTTATTGTATGGGTAGCTGACTTTCCTCAATGCCTTTGAAGAAAGGGCGATCGGCCAAAACTATTTCTCAAAACATCAAAAAACTGAGAGAAGAGGGCTATAGTCAGTCTCAGGCTGCTGCTATAGCTTACAGTCAGGCTGGTAAGTCACGCAAAAAGAAACCCAAGAGGAAGTGACATGGCCAAGCGCGGACTGTATTCCAACATCAACGCAAAGCGAAAGCGTATTGCGGCTGGGGCGAAAGAGCGGAAGGCTCGCCCAGGGGAAAAGGATTATCCTGACAAGGGAGCTTTTAAGCGCTCTGCAAAAACCGCCAAGAAGAAAAAGTAAATGGCTGTTCCAGAAAGAGTTAAAAACAAAATGAAAGAGCTTGGGCTCTCGGGGGTGAACAAGCCCAAGAAAACTCCTGGCCATAAAACAAAGTCTCATGTCGTAATGGCAAAGGAGGGTGATACCTATAAAGTAGTTCGCTTTGGGCAGCAAGGTGTTGAAGGCGCTGGGGGCAGTCCTGGGACGGAGGCTGAAAAAGCCAGGCGTCGAAGCTATTATGCAAGGCATAACGCGCAAGGCAAGCCAACAAGCAAGCTATCTGCTAAGTATTGGAGCCATAAAGTTAAATGGATTCTTCTTTTATCTCTCCTGCCTCTTAATCATTTCTTTTAATTCAGTTACATGCTTTCTTAGCTCTCTTGTCTTCTCCAGGTGCCATATATTGTTTGTTTGAAAATACATCGTATTGTGAGTATCAATCGCTTTCAGTGCCTCTCTAATGAAGTCGTTCCACGGCTCTCTGCGAGCGGTGTTGTACTCTCTTCTCGACATGGCTGGGTCTCGGCTGTCATGGCTATTCTGATGTAGGGCACTCTACTCAGACGCACCATGAGCTACAAAACTGATCGCAATGTGATTGGAAGGCAAATCACTTCTGCTGTTGAAGAGGTGATTACGGCTCTTCGTATTGCCTATGACGCTGGCATGGCAAGTGGTAGCATCTATGTGATTCCTGCCGCCTTTACAAGGGCCAATCTTGTTGAGCTTTTTGCTGGCCTTCCTACCGTAACCGGAACTCAGACCCTGGACATCAGTGGCACCACTGGTAATGCCACTGTTTCTACTGGCGAGAAGGCTGTTGCCACCGGCAAAGGTTGGACCCTTGATGTGACTCCTTGACCACACCTACAGCTTCTCGCCTCCGCCCCCTTTTGGGGGCTTTTTATTGCTCGTGTGATTTCCTGCTATAGTGACGATGTAGGGCTTCTTCGTTGCAGTGCTTCGAGGATGCTGTCGCGGCAGTGCCGCAATCTTTTTTCTTGGTGTTGAGAGAGCGCTGGCGTTTGACGCCCCTCATCTCTGTCGGCTGTGCCGAGCCTCGAACCTGTTCAAGCAACTCTTCCTTTTGAGGCTAAAGCCATGCTGCTCGCTGGTGTTCCTTTTATCCCACAGCTCTTCCTGGAATACCAGCAGGAAGAGGTTCAAGACCGTAATCAACTGGTCAATTCCGGCCTGATGGTGACGAATGACGCCATCCAGGCTGAGTTCGCCAAAGGCGGCAAAACCATTGACCTTCCCTTCTTCGGTGATCTCTCGGGAGATTCCGAGATCCTGAACGACTCTGTTGGCCTGACCCCCTCGGTACTGGCTGGCGATCTGCAGACCGGCGTTCGCAACGTGCGTGGCCGTGCCTGGAGCGCTTCCGACCTGGCTGGTGAGCTGGCTGGCTCCGACCCCATGCAGGCCATTGCTCGTCGCACTGGTCAGTATTGGGTGCGGGACATGCAGAAGACCATGATCAGCATCCTGCGCGGCATGTTCGTTGCTGGGGGTCCCCTGGCCACCAGCCACGCCGTTGGTGGCACTTCCACCGCCCTGAGCCAGTCGGCCATGGTGAGCGGTATTGCCAAGCTGGGCGACGCCGGTCAGGAGCTGACGGGCATCCTGATGCGCTCTCCGGTGTATTACGCCCTCATGAACCTGGATCTGATCGTTCCTGCGAGCCAGACCAGTCAGCTGGATACCCGCCTCTCCCGCGAGCGTCTTGAGCTGGGCACCTACCTGGGCCGTCCCGTGTTCGTGGACGACACTCTCCCCTACGACGCTGGTGCAGGCACTGGTGGCGCAGACGTTCATCACACCTACTTCTTCGGTCCTGGTGCTTTCGCTTATGCGACTGCCCCTGCCAAGACTCCGGTGGAAACTGATCGCGACACCCTGAAGGCCGTTGACTTCCTGATCAACCGTACTCACTATCTGGTGCATCCCAATGGCATCAGCTGGACTGGTAATGCTGTCGGCAACTCGCCCAGTAACACTGAGCTTGCTACTGGTGCCAACTGGTCCAAGGTGTTTACCGATGATCGGAACATTCGCCTGACTCAGCTTCGCTGCTACGTGTGACCCCTGGTTGCACTACTGCTGGGCCCTGCTGGCATTTAATATGCTGGTGGGGCCTTTTTCTTACTCAATCGCAAAACAAGCCATGTCCATGATTACTTTCCGTCTTGCTCGTGAAGCGCAAGAGCGCAAAGCTCAAGAAGAGGTGCAGAGTGCTTCGCCTGTGGAGTCTCTGGCAGAAGAGGCTCCTGTTGCTGAATGCTCGATCAAGCCTCCGGTTGAATCGAAGCCCGCTGAGCCAAAGCCCGTGCAGGCGAAAGCCCCTGTCACTTCTGCGGCTAAGGTGAAAGCAGCCCCTGGTGTCACTTCGTCTAAGTGATTGCGTGAATGGCCTTCGTTTCCACTCTTGGGGCGTCTAACGCCAATTCTTTTGTGAGTGCAGCGAGGGCCACTTCGCTTCTTTCTGACTTGCCGCAAAGCCCAGGTATTACTTCCTGGCTTGCTCTTGGCAGCCAACAAAAAGAGCAGACGCTTGTGGGGGCGACGATGGCAATCAACCCTCTCAAGTGGAAGGGGGCCTTGGTTGATCCTCAGCAGTCTCTCGCCTGGCCTCGATACATCAAGATCGATGGGCGAATTCTTCCGAGTGACGAGCTTCCACTTGACTTTGAAATTGCTGTCTCCTACATGGCGGCCTTTCTTACTACAACCGGGGGTTATGCAGGCATTGGGGCTGATAACGATGGCGGTGTTTTGCTGAAAGAGAACGATCAGTACGATGAAGTGAATCTCGGCAGTGGGTCTCTTCAGGTTAAGTATCGAGACCGAGACACTGTGCAGTCGGGCTTTGAGTTTATTCCACCATTTGTGATGGATATTCTTTCAAAGTATATCATTGATAGCAGTTTTCACCAGTCTCATCTTACGAAAGGCAGTTCCGCCAGGATTGACAAGTATTACGCTGCCGGGGCTTTTAGGGGGCGACGTGTAACCTTTGCGGGCGGCATGGTTTATCCGGTTTCTGGGGGTTGGTATAGCAATCCTCTTTGATTTCTTATGTCTCTTGCTGATCGCGTATTTGGGAAGATTCCGGGGCCGCTGATTGCTCAGTGGGGAATTTCTGGCACTTATATTAAGTCATCTCAGAATCAGCAGTATGACCCATATACCGGGACGGTAATGGGGTGTGACTCGGAGGTTCCTATCAAGCTTCTTCCGACTCAACTCAGGCCGGAAGAGGTGCAGGGGCTTTATCAGATGACAGATGTGAAGATTCTGATCTCGGCTTCGTCACTCGGAGAGTATTATCCGAGAACTACTGATTCTGTGCGATATTTGCAAGATGGGGCGCAGAGAACAGCAAAGATTGTTGGCATTATGTCCTATCGAGGGGATAATCCTATACTGCATGTAGTTGTTGGGAGGTTGAGCTGATGCCCAGAAGAATGAGGGGCGCAACACCAAGGCAGGTTGCTTCTTATCGGGCTAGAAACCTGAGAAGAAACGCAGAGGAGCAGGAAAAAATTCTTACAAGGCTCATAGCTCGATCTATCCAGGAAGTTGCAGTTCGCTCCATGAATGGCCTGGCCGAGGCTGGTCCTGCATGGAGCGGTGAATTTGCTGCTTCCTGGGGTTTTTCTCCTGCTGGACAAAGGCCACAGATTGCCGATGGAGGATCTACTGGCCCCGAGGGGGTTAAAAAGTACACGAAAAACGATGCGCCGGTTAGGCGCATTGAGCGCTACCTGGCAAATGGCGTATCAAGATTTAATATTGTCAACGTATCTGATCACGCAGAAAAGGCCGTTGATGGTAAAAGGGGAAAGTTTGTCCGCCCAAATAATGCACCCATAAAGGAAAAAGCTTTAGAGCTTGGCACAGCCAGAGATAATCCAAGCTTTCGTCATGAGATTGGAGATTCTTTCAATGGTCAGTTGCGGGATGCTCCTGCCGCCAGGACGGCTGAACAGGATTGGCTCGATAACTACGCCAAGGGCGGGCCCTTGCAAAAAGATCTTGCCGATGGCGTCTCATTTGCCTTTAGCGATGTAGATATGTTTTCTCCGTGACGGTCATGCCAGATCAAATACTTAATGGCTTAACCGAATACCAGCGTATCAGAGCCGCTATTGAAGCGCCTCTGTTGACTGCTTTTAATTCTCAGGTTCCACCTGTGCCGGTCTATTTTGACAATATCACTGCTGTTCCGCCTGACCCTCCGAAGGAGTATGTTCGCATCAATCTTACTTTTGGGTTGATGAACGAGTCAGGCATATCTCAAACGGTGAAAAACGCGAGAGGGGCTCTTATTGTTCGCTGTTTCGCTCCTCTTGGGGGTGGGCCTGCGAGATGCCAGGAGCTTATTGGCATTGCAGCAAAAGTCATTACTCAGCTTGGGGCGACAAAAAAGAATGTCGATCAAGTGTTTGTAAGGACTGGGCCAATTACTGGGCCTGACTTTATTAGGGAGAGAGCGGAATCAATTGAGCCATCTCTTTCATCCTATTCGCCTCACTTTATGGGCAAGATCTCTGCTGGTTGGCAGGCTATGGTGCCCTGCTCTGAGTGATCGGCCACGGCTATTCTGAATGTAACCGGGCAGTGCCCGTACTGCTGTTCTGTGTAAAGCAATCATGACTTGCGACACTACGGTGCTTACCGGCACTTCCGGGGCTTTTTACTACAAGCCCGCCAACACTGAAGCCTGTCTTCTCGCCACCGCCTTTCCCGCCACCGGCTCCAACATCACCGTTGGCGTCTTTCTTGGTTTTCGAGTGAATGATCCCATCACTCTTAGCTATCCGGTGGGTTCGACCACTACCAACGCAATTGCTGCTGGCGACTATTTCGTCAAAACCTACGATCCCACTACGGGCGTGATGACGATTAGCACCACCGCTGGTGGCACTGCTGCAACTGCGACTGCTCAACCTTCTGGTTTTGGGGCGGCCAAGGCGAAGATTGTCTACAAGGGCTTCAGTGTTGTTGGGCAGGTTCGTGATTGGAGTTTTGAGATCACTCGCTCCGAGATCGACGTGACCACCATTGGTCAGGGCACCGGGCAGTATGCACCGTTCCGTAAGTACGTCACTGGCTTTGCAGATGGTAGTGGCACGGCCACTATCTATACCACCGACGAAGAGGAGTCCATCGCCAACCGCATGATTGAGGATGTAATTCAGCGTCGTCAAACTGGTGCTGCGGTGAAGCTGTATATCGATCAGGTGTTCTCTGGTGGCACTCTTAGCGACTCGCTGAGTCGTTCGATTGAGAGCAAGATCGTTTTGACTTCTGCAAGTCTGAACGTCAACCCCGATGATGCTCAGTCGATTTCGATCAACTTCCGTCCGAGCGAAGCTCCTACTTTTGACCTGACGAAATCCTGAATATCTCAGGCATTGATCTGCGGCCCCTCCTCCGGGAGGGGTTTTTCTTTGTCTGGGCCTGGGACTGGCTAGATTGACTGTGTAGCAGCCGAGTGAGCATGTCTGCAGGGGCTTTTCTGATTGGTAGAGGGCCTGACGGGAATGATCTTCCGGTCACTGTTACCGATGAAGGTTTTTTGAAAGTTGATATTCAAGGTGCAACACTCAGCCTGGATGCTGCTGGTGTTGAGATTGCGAATGATACTGGCAATCCAATTCCTGTTAGTGATGCTGGCAGCAGCCTGACTGTTGACGGAAAGACTTACCACGCTGCGGTGACGATCACTCGCCCGAGCAACACCACTGCGTATGCCGCTGGTGACGTGGTGGGTGACACCGGCGGCAGCGCCATTCTGACCCTGCCCAGCATCGGGCCCAGTGGCGGCTCTGTGCTGATTCAGAGCGTATCGCTGGTGTTCAGCGATGCAGCGGTAATCAGCAGCATGGGAGCATTCCGGTTGCATTTCTACCAGTCAAGTCCGACTGCTATTGCAGATAACGCCGCCTTTGATCTGGTGAGTGGTGAACGCGCAAGCTACATGGGCTATGTTGACATCCCTGCGCCGCTGGATTTTGGCAGCAGCCTATATGCCCAGGCGGACTACCCCGGTCGGTTGATCAAACTGGCATCGGCCAGCACGACGCTCTACGCCGAGCTTGAAACGCGAGGGGCATACACACCGGCATCGGCCAGCACGATCTCGGTGCGTGTGGCGGCAATGGAGACTGGTCTGTGACGCTGGCGCTGCCATCTAGGCGTGCTGCACTGCTGCCTGGCCGGTGGGTCAGCAACGACCTCTGGCGCCGCGCCCGTGCTGTGCCATCACTGTCCCTGCAGTTCGCCGCAACCCGCTCGATGGTCGATGTGATCTCTGGGCGGAACTTGATCACGCACACCAGGCTGAGTGGTGCCACGACCATCAACGAGCTGGGGCGGGTTGCGCCTGCGGTGACGAATCTGCTGCTGCAGTCCGAAGATTTTACAACGACATGGCTGACGGGTAATTATGTCGTTACACCTAATGCGGCAATAGCGCCATCGGGCTTGCTAACGGCTGACAAGCTCGTCAGAGACACAGTTGTTACGGCAACGAGCGCATCGCAAAGCGTCGCATGTCTCGCAAATACGACATCCACTCTCAGCTGTTTTGTCAAGGCAGCTGAATGGTCAAAGTTCGGACTCAGGGAAGGGTTCGCTACGGGAAACTATGTAACTTTTGACCTTGTTACTGCGTCAGTCATATCCTCTAGCGGAGCCACCGGGACCATCACGGCCTTCCCAGATGGGTGGTATCGCGTGGCAATGCAAATGACAACCCAGGTGGGGCAGACAACCTTTGGAGCCAGGATCAACCCACTCCCTAATTCCTATGTAAGCGGCACGCCTTTGTATGGTTTCGCGGGTGATAACACCTCCGGCCTATTCGTCTGGGGCGCCCAACTAGAGCAATCCGCCACCATGGGCGAATACGTCCCCACTGGTGCAAGCATCAACAGCGCACCCAGGATCACCCACGACCCGGTGACGCTGGAGTGCTTGGGGTTCCTGCCGGAGGAGCAGAAGGCGAATCTGACACCTAGAAGTGAAGAGTTTAATGATGCAACGTGGGTAAAAGCTAGGGCTTCAATTACGGCCAATGCCGCCGCGTCCCCCAGCGGAGCGATTACGGCAGACAAATTAGTAGAAGACAATACCGCTAATAATACGCACGTTGCCGTCCAAGTCTTTACGTTTGCTGCAACAACGTATACGCTATCTATTTTTGCAAAAGCTGCTGAACGTTCATGGGTGCGCCTATTTGCATTTGACGGAGTAACGAACTTTGGCTGTTACTTCAATCTTTCGGCAGGCACCGTAGGAACCGCAGTCGCCTCTACGGGCTTCATTAGCCCACTCGCAAATGGTTGGTTCCGATGCGTAATGACGTTTACAGCCGCAGCGGGAACAGGGACTTATGCGGCTCGCCTGGCGACAGGAGACGGGGCGGACGTTTATACCGGCGACGGCACTTCCGGCCTATTCGTCTGGGGCGCCCAACTAGAGGTCGGCGGCCTGACCAGCTACATCCCAACAGCCGGAAGCTCTGTCGTGCGTGCCGCTGATGCGGTGTCAATCACGGGGGCGAACTTCAGTAGCTGGTATCGGCAGGATGAGGGGACGATCTATGTAGATGGCCGCAGGAGTGACCTAAACCACACCGCATCTGCATGGTTCCTGGCAATGTCAACAGGGGTTGCAACGACAAGGCTACAGCTTGGCTTTGATTTCCCCGCAAACGGAAATTATGCCATCGTGTCCTCAGGCACTCTTCAAGGTGATGTCTATCCTTTGGTAAACACTTTAGTTCGGCGAGCAGCGGCAGCGTATTCAAATAATTGCGCGGTTTCGTACAACGGGGCATCGCCATCCTCCTTTGCGGCTGCAAGCCTAGGCGCCTATTCACGAATGGATATTGGCGCTTACGTCAATTCGGCCAGCGGCTGGCTCAACGGCCCCATCGCCCGCCTCGATTACTGGCCCCGCCGCCCGCCTAATAGCATCCTTCAGGAGCTATCCCGATGAGCTTCTATTGCTACCGCTTCCCCACCCGCAACCAATTCCGCACCCTCGCCGCCGCCGAGGGCCTGATCACCGATGACGGCGAGCTGATCACCGCCAGTCACACCCACAGCCTCGATGAGGTCGGCACCATCCACGAAGGCGGCGAATACGGCCCCGATGGCGAGGTGATCACCCCGCCCGTTGCGCTCTCCGGCTGGCATGTGAACACCATCGGCCTAGCCCCTGAGGCATGGGACCAGTATCTGGTGGTGGTGAACTCTCCGGCCCGCGTGTTTCTCGGCGGCCCCACCCAGGCCCCCGATGACGCCACCCTGGAGGCCATGAATCAATGACCAATCCATATCTGCGTGCTGCTCAGAAGTTCCCCGCCCTCCGCCAGCAGGCCGCCGAGCGCCTCAGCAAGCGGCCCGATCACGCAGGCCGCCCGATCATCCCCGAGGTGGTCGAGGATCGCCCCCAGCCGCCAGCAGCGCCCGGCAAGAAGTCCAAGCCTGGGCAGCATTGATGATCGGTGCCTACCGCAGTGCCGCCTTTGCGCAGAATCCACTAAACCATCTGGCTGCGCAAAGGCTTGACTGGGCTAATCGCTGGCACGGTTCACATTGAACCCATTGTCTTGAGATTCTTTCTGGCTAGCCTGATCGTAGGCAGTAAAAGAAGATGGCGATTCAGCCTGCAAAGTGGAATATTTCCCTTCAGCGAAGAGCGGCATGGAGGTATTATGTTGAGCTTCTTGATGAAGCTGATAATCCTATTGACTTGACTGGGGCAAGTGTTTATTCTCAGATTTGGGATAAAGACAGAGATACTAAGTATGCTGATTTTTCAATTGAATACATTAATCGCTCGCTTGGAAAGTTTTACTGGATGCTGGCAGCGGCTGATTCTATCAATCTTCCGTGTGAATGCTTTTATGACATGTTGCTTGTTGACTCACTCTCGACCCCCTATTATTTAGTGGAAGGCCTTGCCTTTGTTTCTGAGGGCTATACGTCACCATGACTCAATCTGCAAGCATTGAAAGCGCAATAGGGCAGCCGAAGATTATTCTGCGTGTTCCTGGGATTGCCGGCCCTCCAAGCCCTGCTCCTACAAAAGAAGTTGGGGTAATGTATCTCAAAAACAACACAACCCCTACTGGGATTCCCTCTGTCAATGCAAGAGCGGTTGTTAATGGAACAATGCAGACTGGGACCTTGCTAAACTTCGCCAAGGACACTGGCACCAATTCTTTGAGATACTTGGGACCAGGGGGCCTCTTTCATGTAATTGCAACTTTTAGCTTTAGGGATGGCTCTCAAAATGTTTGCGGTTTTTATATTGGGAGGAATCAGGACATTTCCTCTCCCTTGGACCCGAATGCCGACAGGATCTCTGAATCTGAAATCTACTGCAACTCTGGTTCATCCTCTAATCAGCCAAGGACTGCTGCTATTCAAACCATTTGCCAGCTCAATACAGATGATCGACTGTTTTTCATAGTGCAAAACCAAACGGCTGCCGTACCAATAACTGTAGAATTTCTGAAGTTTGTTGCAATTGGGTGATCGATCTGTCGGCATTTCCGCTTGCTCGACTTGAGTTCTTTTCTTCCCTGAGGTAGACTTTTAGGGAAAGTTGCCCCGATTAATTCATGGCCGCCACTCCGACCAGTCCCTCTACCGGCTCCATGCGGGCCATTGACCGCCTGCGCAAAGCGGCAAACTTTGAGCCCATCAAGCAGTCCGTACTGCTTGCAAGTGGTGACGAGCTGGAGTTTTATGTCACGCCTTTGACGACAGCCGAACGGGAGAAGGCTCAGAAAAATGCTAAATCTGATAGCACTAACGACTACGCCCTGCAACTTCTGATTCTGAAAGCCAAGGATGAGAATGGGCAGCCTCTTTTCCGCCCCGGCGATGCTGCAATTCTCAAACAGGAAGTTGAGGATGAAATTCTTCAGCAGATGATCTTGAAAGTTCTCCGCCCTGACGAAGAAGGGGAGGTTGAGACGGATCTGAAAAGCAGCTGAGGCTGAGCTAGAGAAAGACACAAGGCTCTTCTTTCAGTTGCAACTGGCAGAAGAACTTAAGATGACTCTTTCTCAGCTCAAAGATGCCGTAACAGAAGAAGAGCTAATTTTGTGGCAGTTGTATTATTCTATCAAAGGCAAAAGACAGAAAGCCGAGATGGAGAAGATCAAGAAACGCCGCTAGCCTGACCGGGGCCAGCGGCTTTTTCATGCCTAGACTGTTAGCACGAGGAACTGTCGAGGCATGGCTAGCTATCAGGCGATTATTGATCTTATCGTCAATGGCCAGACCGAGGTTGACAGAGTAATTCGTAGCACCGATCAACTTGCTGCTGCGATTGGAAGAATCAATAGCAGGCCGCTTGAGTTACAACCGGGAAGAGCGCAGCAATCTGTTGAAAGACTTACAAGAAGTCTTCAAGGAATTGACCGTCAAGTAGAGCAGGCGGCAGCCCACCTCACTCCACTGAGAAATAACTTTCAGGCAGTGTCAAGAGAGGCTGGCACTCTTGATAGGGCGCTGCAAAGAAATAGTAGGAGTCTAGAGGTAAATAGAAGGCAGTCTCAGATTTATGGAAATGCCGTAAGGAATGCAGCCGCAGGCTCTGAAGAACTCCAAAGAGCCTCATTTCGCCATTCGTTAGTTGTTGGGCGAATCAGCAGATTAACCGAGCAGCAAACTCAGCTCGAACGCAGGAGGGCGGCAGTTGACGCCAGGATGACCTACCAGCTCCGTCAAATGGCGGGGGCTGAAGCCGATCTCGCCGAGGCTCAGGAAAGGCGGGGGCAGGCTTTTCAGGATCGAGAGAGCGCACGAGGCCTGCAGGCTCAAATCCAATTTGCAGATCGCCTGGCAAGGTCCTACATGAATGCAGAGGCTGCTCAGCAGCGTGCGGCCAGGGGGCTTCGAGATGCTGGACTTGATGACTTGGCCGGTCGTATTGGAGCAGTGCAGTCAACTGCTGGACTGCGTTCTGAAATTCAATTTTTTGACAGCCTCGCTTCTAGCGTTGCAACTAACACAGAGGCTTTCAAAAGGTTCACCATTGCCTCTCGTGCAGCGTCTCAGAGCCTTGCTGAGGTAAACAGAAACAGATTGGCAATTCTGGCAGAGGCTTTCACGCCCCCAGATCGACCTGTCATGGGGCCAGGGGGGACGCTGGTTGAGCCTCCCATCGCCGGAAGGCCGCTTGAGCCTGGTCAGCGCCCGCGCACCAGCAATGAGGCGAGGCGAGGCACGAGTGGCAGGGCCTTGAGCAATGAAGAGGTTTCGAGAACCAGGCAGGAGGTTGATCGGTTAATCAACAGCTTCAACGAAGTTCCTAGAAGTGAGGCAGGTCTCAGGGATTACATTGAAAGACTTGGCGAGCTGAGAAGTGTTGTAACTTTTACGTCTGAGGCTTACAGAAGGCTCGCACAGCAGCAGCGAATTGCCGGCGACCTCCTTGAGACTGCTGCTTCATTGCAGCGCCCAGGTGCAATGCAGGGGCCGGGTCAGCTTGCGGCAACAACTGGCCCCGCCTCACTGATTGAGGCTCCCGAAAACAGACTGAAGCGACAACTGTTTTATGAAAAAACCAGAGAAGATATTCTTTCTAGGCTTGTTGCATTTGAGAACAATATTAACGAGGCTGATCTGACTCAAGTTCAGAGAACTCAGCTTCAGATTCGCCTTGATGAAGCGTTGCTTGCACTGGATCAAAACAGACTTGATGTTGCCAGGCGGCTCACGAGAGAGGGCGAACAGGCCAGGATGTCAACCGAGAGAGAGAACAGAAGGAACAGAATCACGGGCGGGCCAATGAGGGCTGGGGGGCCTGGGGAGACCATTGCTTCTATTGACGCCCCTCAGAAGGTTCAGGAAATACTGAGGCAGACGACAACTCTGCAGCTCTACCTAAACAAGCTTGCGTCGGAAGGGGTTGACGTAACTCTGCAGCAGTCTGCGGCGCAAAATCTGATCAATGAGATTTCCGCTCAGGGGCTTCAGCTGTCCGATCGTTTTGTCAAGGCAAAGAGAGATGAACTTTCGGCAATCAGAGAGATTACAAAACAGGAAAAAATAAGGCAGACAGGTGGACTTGATCCAGAGGTTCTGGAGGGTCGCGTGCAACGCCTTCTCGGCAGGACGATAGGCCTTGAGAGTAAGGCTATTTCGTTGCAAGAGAAAGGGGCGACGAACGCCGATCAGCTGCGCTTGGAGGTTCAGCAGAAAATAAACGCACTGAAGCAACTTGAGGGCAATATTACGAGTCAAAACGCTGATGCTGTGGCTAACGATCTTCGACTGTTGCTGAAGAGCATAAATGAAATAAGCAATGCCCTTGGTGAAGCAAGGAACCAGGTTTCACAAGTTGCAGCTCTTACCGGCTTTGAGGGAAGCTTCCAGAAGCTTCAGACCTCATTTGCCGAAACCGGATCATTCTTCCAGAATGTCTCGCCAGAAGAAGCTATTGATAAAATTGTCAGGCAGTTCACCCCATCCCTTGCTGGCACTACCGGCCTTGCAGCTCTTGAGCAGCTCGAAAAACCTGCAAAGCTCTCCTCTCAAAAACTGACCCTTCTCGCCTCTGGCCTGCAAGAGCTTGCCGCTCAAATTGATCCACTTGTGCCTGGAGCGAAAAGACTTCTCAAGGAGATGAATGGGGTTTCTGCCTCGCTTCAGAACGAACAGGCTGGTCGCGCCCCTGACGCTGACTTCCTGGTCCGCCTCACCAAGAACCCACGCTTGGCTGCTGGTATCAGCGAGGGCCTAATCGGTGGCGCTTTCCCGCTGCTGTTTGGGCAGGGGGTCGGCGCTGCAGCCGGTGGTGGCATTGGTGGCTTTGCCGGTGGTTATGCCGGTGGCGCCCTGGGCTTTGGTCTGTCGCTGATTGGTACGGCGATCGGCTCTGCAGTTGATACCACTGTCAACAACCTGAAGGCACTCGCCTCAAGTCTGAAAGAGCCAACGGCGGCGCTTGAGGCGATGAAGACCGCTGGCCTGAAAGTTGACTCAGGACTTCAAGATCTTGTTGACCGACTGGAGACTGTTGGCAACGCGGCTGCTGCGCAAGCGATTGTTTTTGCCGAGCTTGAGAAGCAGCTTGGCCCTGGAGCCGCAAAACGGCTGAATGCACTTTCAGAGGAACAGAAAAAACTTGACGAGATAAATCAGAAGCTCTATGCAGCTCTTTCCTCCGAGATGCTTCCACTGCTTACTGGAACAATCTCGATCATAAATGACTTTGCTGCCGCTCTTCAAAGAATTGCCTCCATAGACGTACCCGACTGGGTTAAAAACGTTGGAGGTGCTGCATTTAACGTTGCATCTGTCGTTAATCCCGGTTTTGGTCTCTCTAGGGCTCAATTTGAAAACGCAAGAAAGCGTGGCCAGGAGGCCGCAGAAAGGGCTGGTACTCCACCGCTCACTCAAGAAGGTCAGAGAAAGCAGGAATTGCTGCCATTTCAGCAAACTACTGCTGCTCTCTCTGCCGGCCTTGAAGCGTCAGACATTGCTAAAAAGTACACTGATGCAATCAAAACTGCAGCAGAGGAACAAGAAAGCTTAGACGAGCAAAGATTTGAGCTGATCGAATCTTACGAAAAATCAATTGCCGATATTAGAAGAGGGGTTGAGCAAAGAATCACTCAAGAGCGACTGTCTGTTATTGCTAAAGAAAACGAGCTGTTTGCGGCTCAAGGAGAAGTTCGCCTTCAACAGCTGCGCAATGCAAATGCCGAACTGAGAGCTACCGTCTTCGGCAACGAGATTGGGCAACAGCTTATTGATGCTGTTTCTGAATTTACAGAAAAACAGCTTTCGACTGAGAACGAGGTTGCAAATCGTCGTCGCTCTCTTGAGCTAGAGCTTGAATCCAAGCGAATTGAGATCGAGCAATACAGGATTGATGTTGCGAAGCAAGTTAGCGATCTAAATCTCTCAACTCAAAAACAGGTTGAGAAAATTAACGACGGGATTCTGAAGAAAAACCAAGCCTATGACAGGAGTCGCTTTGAGATTGAAAAGCGCATCAATATCAATAATCTTGAGATCAAGAGACTGGAGGCGAAACAGCAAGAAAATCTGTTTAGAGGGGCTGCCAACAATAGCAATCCGGCCATCGCCAAACAAAATCGCGAACTGGCTGATCTTTACGCCAATCAAGCCACTTTTATCGAAGCTCAAAAGAATGCCGTGAAGAGCTTTGCTCCGCCCCCACAGCTTTCTTTCGGGTCGGTAAGCGCTAGTGCTTCTGTTTCTACTGCTGGGCTTGACACTGTTGCCGCTCGCGGCAAGCAACTCGCAACGGCTATTGCAAGTGTTCAGAACGAGCTGTCTTCACTTGTATCAAGTGGTGACTTCATCGGATTCAATGCTCGCCTCAAGGAGATTGCGGACCAAGGCGTCACTGGACTTATCAATCAGTTCGAGCAGCTCAGGGGCGAGTTGAGCAACGATCCGCTGGGGGCTCAATTTGCAAAAATCGGAGAGGCGTTTGAGGCTGTTTCAAAGGCTCCCGAAATAGCTCCCTACAAAGAGCTTGTTCTTGAGTACCAAAGGCTCGCGGAGGCCAACGTAAAACTTGGTGCATCGCTTGAGTTCTTCCTTGAGAAAGGGGGTCAGCAGTCCTCTCAGCTTGATTCACTGCGAGTTGAAATCAACTCTGCCATCAGCGGCACCACGGAGCTTGAGAAAGCCATGATGGATCTTACTCAGAGAGGTATTAGTCCCGCCTCTGAAGAGTTTAAGATTCTCACAGAAAATGCAGCAAAGCTTGACATGCTGCAACAAAAGCTTCAGGTCATCAACAACTTCAAGACTGCTTCGTCTGAGCTGACTCTCTCACTGCGCGGATTGATCGAAGGCTTCTACGAGCTTGGTAGCGCCTCTGAGGCCGTCAAGAGAGTGGGTGAAGAGCTGGGGCGTAAGAGTCTTGGCTTTGTGCTTGACATTGCTTTTAAGCCCGTTGAGCAGGCTATGCAGAAAACGATGTTTGACCTTGCTGGCAAGCTTGGTTTTGACATCAAGCCAGAACAGTTGCAACAGCTTGAAGAAATCAAAATACTGAAAGATCTTGTTGCGAGCATTGAAAGAGAGATTGTGAAAAAGCAGGGCGCAGTCGTTCCAACGACTCTTGGGGTGGGGGTGCCCGCCTCAGAGAAAATACTGACAGAGGAACAGCTGAGGGTTCAGGGCCTGGTCAGGGGGCTTGGCTCACAAATACAGAAACGAGTCGAGGAGGTTTCAGGCAGTTCCGAACTTGAGACGCTAAGGGGAGCGCTGAAGGGCGAGGTCAACCTATTGCTCCCCCCGGCTGACATAAATCCAAATCAGTTCAGACTGATAAAGGAAGGTGCTCTCAGCGAAGTAGACAGGCAGATTAATGAAAAAATCCAAAAACTATATCCCCAGTTACCGCCCTCTCAACAGCTACCGCCCCAGTCTTCCCTCCCCAGCGCCTTCACCGGCATTGGCGGGCCGAACGGTCAGTCGCACGAAATTCTTAAAACAAAAGCAGATCAACTTTTTCTTGATTTTGCTTTTGAGACCTATGAAAAGGTTGAGGCAGCCCTCGGTGAAACGGTGCAGAAAATTCAAACAATGTCTGAGCTTGGATTGTACAGGGAAAAGCAGTTTAATGCGATCGGAAATTTCCTGAGCAGCGTGCCAGACGAGGCGAGGCCCGCCATGACCGTTGACATAGAAAGAATAATAGAAACAGCCATCTCAAAACGCGCTTCTGAAATTTCTGCTGGTCCAGCCATTGTTGCCCCTTCGCCCGAGTCAGCGGTTGCCCCGGCCGCCAAATCGATGCAGTTGATTAATGAGTATACGGTCGATTCGGCCCAGCTAACCGGAGAAGCAGCACAAAAAATACAAGAAAGCAATCAGAAGATAGGGGGCATTGTTCCGCAATGGGGCAAGAACCTTGGACAGGTCGTAACAGGTCTAAGCCTCGCCTCCTCTGCTGTTATTGGAATCGTGGGCGGCATTCAAAACATACAAAAGGGCGGGGCTGGAAACGTACTCAGCGGCATTGGCTCGGTCCTAACAACCGTTGGCAGCATTGGCATGAGTGTCGCTGGATTTATGAAGCCTTCTGGCTTTGGGGGTCCCGCCGCCGCCGGAAATAATCCATGGACTAGCGCAGTCCAGGGAGTTATCAAAAACGCAAACGGAAACGCATTTCAGAATGGCGAGTTGATGAAATTTGCCAATGGCGGAATTCTGCAGTCCCCTACACTGTTCAGTTTTGAGAGCGCCGGGGTGACCCGTACCGGACAGGCCGGTGAGGCGGGAACAGAGGCGATCATGCCGCTCAAGCGGACCAAGGATGGGCGCCTGGGCGTCGAGGCGGACCTCTCCATCCCATTCGAGGGTGGCAGCCTGATGGTGGACGAGGAGCCTCCCACGGCCCCCAGTGGCAGCAGCTCGATTCCTTTCCGCAGTCGCTCTGGCAACACGCAGCAGCAGCCTTTGAGCATTCCGTTCATGAGGGCTGATGTTGTATCTGCTGAGTTTGGTGGAGACGCCGGGGATGGGCCGATCAAGTTTGAATCAACAGTGATCAACAATGTAGAATACGTGACCAGGGCAGAGGCGGAACAGATTGGACGTGCTTCGGCTGCCCGTGGGGCCGAATTGGCTCAGCGTCGCATTAAAAACAATCCACAGGTTCGTCGTTCAATCGGGATGTCGCAGTAATGGAACTATGTAACTTCATGCGATTCAAAAGCAGGGATGGAGTTTACACAAATTGGGCTGCTCAGAATTTTTTCCCCGATCAGTCCAAGAGCTTTCAGGGGGCGTCCTATCGGTTTATACCAATAGCAGTTGCAACAAATGCTTCTACAAGGGGCGGTGATCGAGCAGAGGCGGCGATTAGCGCTCCAGCCGGCGAAATAACCAGCTCTGTTTTCAAAGAGGCAACAGATGAAGACTGGCTGCTAGAAATTAAAACCGCAAAAATAAATAGATCCAGCTTCACTATTGACAATTTGCTTACCACTGAGATATGGGCCTGCTCCCAGGTTCAGTATGACATTTCTCAGAATGGAGTTGTACTTCAGCTTGCTTCGCCCCTTGATTCAGTGAGTCGAATTGGCGGAAGGTTTTTGTCTCAGTCTCTGGTTGGCGCACTTCCGACAAACGGAAACCTTGTGCTGCAATGATTGACTACTCTAAATGGATCGGACTGCCTCACAGGTTTGCCGCTGATCCCGATGATGGCGAGGGGGCGGATTGCTTGATTCTAGCTCACAAGATATTGATTTCTGCTGGCGCCCCATGTCCGCCACTTAACGGCGAATGGCTGCAACTTGCTCTTGCTAGGCAATGGGATCAACTTGAGCAAGAGTGGCACAGGTACATGGTTGCGGTTAAGATCCCCAGGGATTTTGATTTGTATATGACAAGAAACCCCGAGACGGGCTTCAGCATTGCGACGGTTGTCGAGGACGGCGTTGTGTTTGTGAGCCACAGAAAGGGGGTGGCATGGATTCCGTTAGGATTGGTTCAGGGGAATTTCTGGAGAGTCCGCTGTGCTTCCGGCTGATCGTTACGTTGCTTCCCTTCTGGGACTGACCGAAGAGCAATACAAATTCTGGAAGGATTATGTAGAGGAGCAGGCGAGGAAGGGGCCCCAGCCTGCAGTTGTTTGCGGTGAACCAGTTTCAACAACAATAGCAACCATTTCCCTGGTTTTGTCAGTTATTGGTGTTGGTTTTCAGATTATCGGCTTTCTGCTGCAGTCAAGACCTGGCAGGCCAGCAGAACTTCAGACAAGGAATAAGAACGGCAATAACCAAATAGGAATTTCCTCCTTCGCCCCCCGTGCTGGTTTTGATGCAATCCAAGACGTTGCGGCGCTCGGGGCTCCCATTCCAGTAATTTACGCAAACAGAGAGACGATTGATGGCAAGACTTATGGAGGGGTGAGGGCGAATCTTTCGTTGCTGTGGTCTCAGGTCTGGAGCCTTGGCGGAAGCCAGATGCTTAGGGCCGTTTTCATGATAGGAGAAGGGGATGTTGAGTCAGTTGATCCACTTGGTTTTGCAATCGGGGATAATACAATTGGCGCCTATGATTTACTTAGTGCATCCGCCAACCAGTCGGGTAGTCGAATCACTATCTATTACAAAGGGGATGGGGGTCGCATTGTATCTGGTGACAGAATTGCCGGCAGAGCCGCCAGTCAAGACCCTGGAAACGCCCAAAATTCCGGTGGAGATGACGTTTTCTCGATCCTTTCTGTTGGAAATGATTGGGCCAAAGATTTTTCCTCAACTAGCAAGCCAAGCAATAGCACGACATTTGGCGTATTTAGATTAATTGGAAACAATCTTGCCTTTAAGCTAAATCCAAACGTTCGCCCTGGTGTGAATGCAAGGCTTAAGCCCGTTGGTGACGAGGGCGATGCAAAGGTTGAGTGCCCAATTGATAATGTCGCAAATGTGCAAAGGCAGAAATTTGAAGCGACGTTTTCTTCTCGCTCAGGAATCGTCTCCGGTGGCTTTAGCGAGGGAGACACGTTTACATACAAATTGCTCAGCGGCAGTGATTTTCAAACCGAATACTCTTATGGCATTGCAAACGAAGAGGGTTGGGAATCTAAAAAGGAGTTAAATAGAGGGCCTGTCGTTTATTCAAAAACGGGTGCAACTCTAACGATTGATTGGCTGTCTTTTCTTACTGTTGAGGCTCCTTCTATTGACACGGTTGCTCAAACATCTTCTGTGAGGGTGTTGTTTGACACGACGGCTGCTGGATCTGCTCTTGCCGGTGCAGCGGAGGGGCGCTACAGAGTAGAGTATTGGGTTAAGCTTGAAAACGATGAGATCAAAGAAGATATATCCTCTTTCTTTGATGCCATAATCACGATCTACAAGGATCAAACGCTCTACGAGGCGCAGAAGAACAATGATGGGCTGGTAACAGATATTGTTGTCACTTCTGGGACCGGCGGTGGCTTTACTAGGTTTGAGTATGAGATTTCAAATGATTCTACGCCCCTGTCTGCCCAAAACGGAAATCTGAGGGCTGATATTAACTTTGATTTCTCTGAGCTTGATGCTTACCTGGAAAAGGCCGATGACGCAGCTTCTTCTGTTGCGGCAAGGCAAAAATCTTGGGATGATGCAATTGTTGTCGGAGAAATGTATAAAGTTGGCTC